AGTTCACTTGCGATTTGAGACAGCGTGGAGTCCTCCTTATGGATGGTACGAAGCACTGAACGCCTTGGATATGACTGTTGAAGCATATTATTTTGAATCACTGATGCAGTTCTGTGGTCAATGGTCAAATCCAGTAGAAGGTATAGTTGATGAACATATAGATTTTACAGATCATGGTGAGATACCTTATACTATACAACAGGTATTCAACACAGAAGAATTTTATCAAGATACAGAAGACTTTTACGATCACGATTCAGACGTAGATCAAGCTACAGGAGACTTAATAGAATAATACATATAGTGGAGCTAGCTACTCTGCTATAGGATGGTGGCTGAAAATGTGGTAGCCAGTATGAGATCACAACAGCACACGACGCTCTGGAGGACGACCAAGTGGTACACAGTCTGGAGATAGTGGTTAAAAGTAGGGACCATGACATATCATACCCTGAAAATTTGGAGGTAATAAAATAAGTCCTCCCCATCCACAATACAATCATGTGTATATATTACCTCTAACACGGAGGTATAGAAAATGGAGACTATGATACAAATATTACTATTCATTTTTATTTACACACTACTATGGTTGACGGATTTTTCTAATGAATGACACATACTATATAATTGCTTGGATACTTTCTAATATAAGTATTATCCTGTACACCCTATTGTGAGGGGGTGCGGGGCGGGCTGGAAAACCCCCTTATTGGGGGGTATATAAATATCTAAATAAAACTAAAGAATATCTATTGACATAGACGATGTATATAGTATAATGATATAGTGGCGAGCAGAGTTGCTTAGGCGTTACAGACCTCGATCCGGTCACTCAAGTCTGTGAGTGTAAAGATCGGAGACGACCTACTGGGTGCAAGTCCTAGTGTCCACTGCCAATACATTAAGACGGATACGCAAACCACGACCTGATTCCTGAACGGGAAGGGCATGAGAGGCGTAAAGGTGTGAAGCAGAATGACGTTATGCGACAGCTTCACAGGAAACTGCAAACCCTGATACGGGCCAAGCACCTAAGTTCTATTATGTCTTACTCTACCTGTAAAGGTCGTGAGCAAAATGAGCAGTCAGCCAAAAAGAACTAAAGTTTACAGTTGACAAGTGCCGATAAGTATATTATAATCAAACCAACCCACTAGGAGATGATTATGAAGACTGCAAAAGGTAATGATAAACTTGGTAAAGAAAATTGTATTGTTGTTTCAAGGCCGGTAGGAGATACTTGTCCTCCATCGTGTGAATTTCTAGGTAACGGTTGCTATGCTGAACAACTAGAAAAAATCTATCCCGGTGTTCGCCCTGCTGGAATGCAAAACCTAATCACGGAGAAAAACAAGATCCGTGCTATGCTAATTAATGCAGAGAAAAAAGATAAAGACTTGCGGTGGCATGAACGTGGCGATTTCTACAAGAATGGCTCTGAATTAGATATAGAGTACATTGATAATATATTATGGGCATGTCGTAGTATATTAGCTGAAGGTGGTAAGCTACCTAAGATGTGGGCATATACTCATATCTATGATCCTAAACTATCTAGGATATTAGGTAAGTATATTACTATGTACGCAAGTGTTCACAATCATGATGATGTAGCAAAAGCAAAAGCCGCAGGGTTTGAGTTGTTCGCATGGTGTGACAGCGACGAGAAGATCGCCCCAAAACGTCCAAGAGGCAAGAAAAAAGCTGATCAATGGCGTAGTGATTTGCCGAAGTTAGTTGTATTAGGTGATGACAGGTATATTACTTGTCCAGAGATTCGTCGTGGTCGTGGTGTTGTCACTTGCACTAAATCAAAAAATAGTGTAAACTGTCAACTGTGCGTTCAAGGTTTAGCGAATGTTTTATTTCCATCCCACTAGGAGAATAGAATGAATGATCCCATCTTTGATCTTTGGATCTGCTCTATAAAAGAACAATTACAGGAAGATATTATATCATATTTTCAATGTGCCTCTTTATATCCACCCTTCGTCTTCACTGAGGAAACTAAGGAAACTATGGTAGATGATCTATGCGACCTAGTATGTAAAGGACTATCCGATGGCTAAATATTATATTAAGACAGGTACACTAGAACTTATTTTTTCAACAGACAAGGAGCCTTATGATGCTTGCCGCAGAGTTATACATGAACTCAATGCCAATGATGAGTATGATGAGTATATGTATCTTGATGAGCGTGGGTACAGGGACTATACTTCTGCTGACACAACCACGTTTGTAATTGATACAGAACAAATACTTAGAAAGGAAGGATATATAAAATGATAGACTCTATGAAACTTACTAAACATGATTATGAAATGATTGCAGACATACTAGACGCTCACTACGAGGAAACTGTTGAGCTACAAAAAAACCACTATCTAAATGATGATACTGATTACTTTAAACAATTAGAATACTTAGAAGAATTAATTGATAAGGTAGTATATATGGTAGGTGTGTGTAGTTCGGAAGAGGGGTAGCGGGGCGGGCCGGGAAACCCCTCTGAAGGGGGGGCATATAAATATAAAAGAATAATTAAAGAAATATACTTGACAAGGACGATATTAGTAGTATAATGAGGACATGACAGCAAGGAGTTGTCAAACTTCCCACTAAGGAGACTAAGATGAGAAAGTTAAGTGCAGAAAGCGTCATTTACATTTTGAGTCAAGATCCAACGCAACAGTTGGGCGACATTGTTGGAGAACAAGAATGAAGAACTATCAGTACTTTGCTCGACCTACTAAATCGAGTTTGGAAATTGTTCGTGCAGATAAGTTTACAGGCATGAACATTGTGGGGTTTGCAGTTTCCGTTGCTGCTAATCAGAGTATTCGTGCCACTAAGAAACGTTGTAAGGTAAATCCTAATAACTGTATCTCAGTATCAGCACAATGGGTCCGTGACTATTCTAAAATGAAGAAAGGTTAATTATGAATAAATCTACTTTTACTGTTGAGTTAGTTGGCAAAGGAGTTGACGAGCTTACAATTTGTGGTATGCTTAAGGCTGCTGTAAATGGACTCGCTGATTATGACTGCGTAAGTCATACGGGTACAAAAGCACTGACTGAGCAGGGTTTGAAGGTTTGGGCGAAACGCAAGTGCAATATATCACTTGCTGTACCTAAACCAGCAAAGGCTGAGAAAAAAGTTCAAGTTGAGGCTTGACATTGGACGATAAGATGGTATACTGGATGTAACGACAGGAGTTGATTATGAAACCAGTAGTTGGTATCGGGAGCAATACTAAGTATGGTAGAGTTCTCAAGGTTCAACATGACGGTGTAGTTGTGGAGAACAGTAGAGGCGAGAGGGAAGTTGTTTCCTTCCGAAAGATTGAAAGTACTTTGAAAGGTGTTAAAAAATGAGTTACGTTGTACTAGCCAAAGCAGTCCGCAAGGGCAAGACGATTCGTTGCAAGTATCCAAAGCATGGACGGCTTAACGTCCTCAAGTGGCACGAAGGTGTCATTCACCGATCTGGCACTGGGCCAAACGGTAAGTATGCAGTTGTGCAGTCCGGTGATGGACAGTTCCGCACTCTGCGATGCGACAAGATGATCGAAGCTACCTTGTCGTAAACTCCTCACAGGAGGGTGGCATGTCGTGAATGACTTTTTGTTTACTCGGCATGTCGCCCTGACTGTTAGTCTAGGAATTACATGATTGAATTATTCATTATGATTTTTATATGGTCGATGATTTTTAAGGGAGAATAATAATAATATGCGCGGGATAGTTAGACTCACACCAATGATTAAGAATAAAATTAATACTGCGGCTATACTCATCCTACCTACTATTTTATACTCTGGCTGTGCAATAATTCCTAATAAAAATACAATCACACTCAACAAGACGATTGAACTTGACGAACGGGCTATTGAGAAACTTAACGTAGGAGTGCGACTAGAATGGATACGGTAACAAACAAAAGACTGATCGTTGAATTTTCTGGCTGGATGGAATGCGACCCTGAAAAAACAAGTTTTGTATATGTTGGCAGCGATCCATTCGAGGGCGTGATGGGTGGTGATATACATATTACAGGCAGGGAATACATGACATTATCACCAGAGCAGCAGGGTGATTTTATACTCCACTGCTTGGGTGAAACTTATATGGATTCTCTGGATGGTGAACTCATACATTGTGATGTGGAGGTAGATGATGAATGATAGACAATTCTTACAATCATTACTAAAAATCTGTGCTATGAATATAGAAAACAATGAATTTGAACAGATGTATATTATGATATTTGAACACCTTAATCCCCCCGAATAGGGGGAAGCGGGGCGGGCCGGGAAACCCCCCAACGGTGGGGTATAAAAATTTCTTTTAATCTCTAAAGATTACCCCTTGACAGTGCCGATGTATATAGTATACTGGTAGATAAGGAGATAACATGGTAAGCACAGCAAGTCAGTCATACAGTGTACGTTGTAATTTATGTTCTAAGGAATATAATATTATAGCAGACAGAAATGATATGGAGGCTTGGATATCTGGTGATAAGTTTATTCAGGATGCGTTGGCATACCTTTCAGCAGCAGAGCGAGAGTTGTTGATCTCTCAAACGTGTGGCAGTTGTTGGAATAATTTATATCCCAATGATGTTGACATTGAAGAATAGTATGTTAAAATTTGAGTAGTTAGATTTTTCCCACTAAGGAGTTTTGAATATGAGCGATTACGAAAAGTTGACCCCAAGCACTGAGACTCGTGGCGATGGCGAGTTCGTCAAGAATCTGCAAGGGCAGTTTGGTACAGGTGTCCAAGGTGGCACTCATGTCCACAAAGATTGGTGGGCTAAAACATTGTCATATGATGATGTCATGAATAAGGTTCAAGCGGACATTGACAACCGCGAGGACATTATGATTCCCGCTAAGAATATTATCTTTAATATGAATAAGGATAATGCTCTCTGCATTACTACGCCACAGGGTCAACAGTTTGTCCCTACTGATTGGGCTATGCAGCAACTCTCAACACGCATGGATGCACCTAGTGCTTCCGCACTTCGTGAGATGCGTAACCAGAAAGAGTACGACAAGCAGGACGGACAGCTTATGGTTGACTACTGCAACAACTACTTTCGTAGAGTGAAAGAGAAGAATTCAGACAAGGAATTTCGATTGCGTACATACAACGATGGAACCTGTCGAGCCTTCGTGACTGACAAGTATACTCCAGTGGATAATCGCTGGTATCTTGAGGCTCTCAAGGAATTTCTACCACAAGCCCGTTATTCCCATTGGAAGGGTGACGAGGATACCATATTTGGTAATCTTCTCCTGCCTGATTCAATCATGGACTACGGACAAGACGACGACACAGACTACGGTGGTATGGTTTCCATATCCAACTGTGAAATCGGCAAGCGTAGAATCTCACAGTACCCTAGTATCTTTCGTGCTATCTGCATGAACGGGTGCATCTGGGGACAGCAGAAGGGTAAAGATGTCAACAAAGTACACCGAGGTACGATTGACCTTGACGCTCTGAAGGTTGCACTCGCTGAGAATATTGAGTTCCAGTTATCTATTCTACCTGATGGCATTCGTAAGTTCCTCGACACTCGCAGTAAAGAGTTCGATGTTAAGTTTACTAGCCACAAGGGTATGGTTGCAGCGATTGCGTCTGAGTACAGACTTGACAAGCGACTCGCTACAAATACTCTGGAGCAATATGTCAAACATGAATTTGAGCATCACAATTTGTTTGGGGTTATCAATTCCCTGACTCGTGCTGGTCAAAACTTTGACAGTCAAACATGGGTGAACGTCGATACCATCGGCGGCAAGCTGATGCAGATGAATGCTACCAAGTGGCACAACCTGCAAGCCAAAGCCCAGAACATGACAGACAAGGACTTCGACAAGACCTTTACTCTGACAGCTTAGTGGGAAGGTGTAGCGGCGGCTGGGGCAAATATTCATACTATTATCTCGCCTCAGTCGCTGCTCCCTACCCCCTCTTGCGAGGGGATTCGGGGCCGGGATACATACCCCCTATTATAAGTATGTAATTATGTACACGTATTGGATAAATGTTTATGTATATGGTATGATGGTATAAGGGTGTATAGGTAGGATAGTAAAGATGTATAATATGTACAACCCAACCCGCGCAGGTCGCGCCATTATGGGTAGCCAGTGAAAATCGACTAAAGTTGGAGGTTGACACGAGACGATAAAAATGATAGAATTGTAAAGAGTCTTACTCGATCTGCAAAGGTCGTGAGCATTAGTGGTAGCCAGCAAAATAAGGAGATTATAATTATGCAGAATGATAAAAAAATAGAACATAATCCAGAAGTATGTGATAAATTATTAGAGATGGTAGGTAAGCCAGATAATTATTACATGTGTAAGGGTATGAATGTGTATGATGATAGATATAGAGTAAATGTATTTGTACGTGAGGATGTAGACGACCTTACTGGACATAAACTATATATTAAAGATTCATATTTTTGTAGGTATGATGGTAATGATTTAACTATTGTGTCTTAGGTAATCTATTAAGATCATGCCGATTAACGGTAGCCAGCTAAAAAGGAGATTATATATGAAGATTAAACGTGGACAAAAACTGTGTAAAGAATGTGGTCAGACATGTGGAGCTAGAGCTAAAAACTGTAAACACTGCAAGGCTCCGTTTGAGGTTCGCACAGACCCAGCGGTACGCATGAAACGAATTCGTAGCAAGGCGAAACGTAAGGGTCTTATAGAAGTCACTAATTGGCGAGAACTAAGGCCGGGACAGGAAGTGCATTATAATGGTAGATCGGGGTCTTACTGGCTGAACAGCGATGGCACTAAAGACTATACTACTGATAAAGGTGTATATAAAGTTATAACAGTGTTAGATAAAGGATTTGGTGCGTATGGTAAAAAAGGATATACATTCTTTGATATGTCTACTGGACAATCTAATGTATGTTCTATGCTATACAATTCACCTTACAAAATACTTATTAAATCAGCCCAAGTTTAATGATTTACACACACTATTTTATATAATAAGCCCCAAATGAAATGGAGGAATTCTATGAAACGCCCCACTAAAAAAGCGTTCTATGAATACATGTCTATAAGGTTTAATTGTACCTTTAAAAGTAATGAAGCTTATTTAACATTATTAGATGTTATTCAAGAAGCTGATAAGTCAGAGGAGTCTTTTATGGACTTAGCTGAACTTACACTAATGAATAAGACTGATAGATTAATATATAGAAATAGAATGGCCTGTGAGGGTGTAGAGATGACTCCCATGCAAGTAGATCAACATCTATGCATTGTTGAATATGGACTAGAGTATGTTTCTTAATTACTTAGATATCCTACATACATGTACTCTTATATACCTACTATCCATAGTACTCTTATACCTACGTAAGTATCCAATCTAATAATCATACTATTATAATAATGTATTGTGTCTCTACACGAGGTTCAAAATGAATAATTTATCTACCCAAGTATGTATGTGTAGTGGTCTATTAGGTATACTAGTACTATTACGTATATGTATCGTTATTTATAAGGTTATAGGTACACAGTAGTATTGCAAAAAACTATCCCAAAAGACTATAATTCAATGGGTACAACTCCCACAGTTAAGGTGTTAAAGAAAAAAGAAAAGGGTAGAAAACCCACGAATAAAATAAAATAGGAATAAATATGGATAAATACGTAGCTATAAGCATTATGTGTAGAGATGAAAATGAATATCTCCACGAATGGATAGATTATCATAGCTCAATCGGTGTTGATCATTTTTACATATTTGATAACGATAGTCAAACGCCCATATCTGAAACATTAAAGCAGCAGGTTGAAAATGGACTTGTAACAGTTGAAAATATTTATGGAGTCGGAGATAAGGCAAGACAACAAAGAAGCCAATCTGAAGCTGTTAAGAAGCTTACAGAATATACATGGGTTGGACTATTGGATACTGATGAGTTTGTAGTATTGTTAGATGATTCAACTAACATAAAAGACTACCTAAAACAATATGAGATATACGGAGCTGTTGGCCTAAACTGGTTATTGTTTGGAGCTAATGGTCATGAACATAAGCAGGAATCAATAATAGATTCGTTTACTCAGTCATGTCCTAATAATGGAGCAAATCAACATATCAAGAGCTTTGTAAGAACAAAATCATTTATAAATAAGAATCATGATCCACATTTTGTGCATACAATACATGGAACAGTTAACGTAGATCTTGGAGCAATAGAAGGGCCATTTAATAACCCTCCTATATTAGACAGAAAAATGAGAATAAATCATTATGTAACAAGAAGTATGGAAGATTATAATGAAAAAAGATTAAGAGGTCCGGGTGATGGTAATAGCGAAAAAAAGATTACTAAATACTCAGATGATTTTTTTAAAGCATACAATAATGAAGACGTACAAAACTATGATATAATAAAGTTAAAAGAAAGAATAGATAATGAAAACTCTTCTGGCAATAACAACTTATAATCAACTTAAATACACACAAAAAACAGAAAATTCAATTCCAAAGATAGATGGCATGGATGTGGTATTTGTTGACGATAAAAGTAATGACGAAACTGTAAAGTATTTAAAGTCTAAAAACAGGAATGTCATCGAAAAGGAGAGAGGCGCTGGATTAACAGATAGTTGGAATATTGCATACAGAAAATTCAAATCAGAATCATACGATGGTTTGATTATATCTAATAATGATGTTCTATTTAATTATACATTGGCAGACTTGGTGGGAGGTTTAGAAAAGTACCCCCTAGTACTCCCATTAACTAGTTTGTCGGGAGCTGGATGTTCAAAAAAAAGACAATCCGTTTCACATTATTATCCCAAGTTTAAAGAGCCACAGGCATCTAACGAAACATTACACATAAAATCATTAGAAAAAATAAATAAAAAAGGGTATACTGAAATAAATTGGTTGCACGGTTTTTGCTTTGGGTTGAATAGAGATGTAATAAAAGCAGAGGTAGACCCAGAACATTTATTTCATCCTAAAAACATAAATTGTCATCAAGAGCAACATTTTTATAATAGAATAATTAAATGCGGGATAAAGCCCAGAGTATGTCTTTCAACTTTTGTTTTTCATTATGTCAGCAAAACTCTGCAATATCAGGGACAAATAAAAGGTGTAGATAGTAGAAATGTTTTAGATTTTAATCGGAGATAACAGATGATAGTGTATGTAGATATAGACAATACAATTTGCAAAACTCCAGAAACTGGAGAATATCATAAAGCCAAACCATTACACGACAGAATATCCAAAATTAACGAAATGTATGATAGTGGACACACTATTATATATTGGACAGCAAGAGGCACTGTAACTGGCAAAGATTGGAAAGAATTGACTGAAAAACAATTCCAAGAATGGTTAGTAAAGTATCATGATTTGCGATTAGGCAAGCCAGTGTATGATGTATTTATAGATGACAAAAATATAAACTCGGAGGTATTTTTTAATGAGTACTGATATTATTGCTGAGATTGGCATCAATCATAACGGATCTGAAGAAATTTGTAAAGATTTAATATCTTTAGCTTCAGTAGCAGGATGTAATTATGTAAAAATACAAAAAAGGACTCCAGATTTATGCGTACCAGATAGTCAGAAAGACAAAGTAAGATCAACTCCTTGGGGAGACATGACATACTTAGATTATAAAAAGAAAATAGAGTTTGACGAAAAACAAATACACAGTATAAAATGCCATTGTATTAATACTAAAGTAGAATTCTTTGCAAGCGTGTGGGACATACCTAGTTCAGAGATGATGTCTAAATATTCCCGTGTTGCTAAAATACCATCAGCTTTAATAACAGATCTAGAGCTTTGCCGACATGCTAGAGATCATTTCTCTAATCTTATTATATCTACGGGCATGAGTACAGAAGAAGAAATAGAAAAATGCGTAAGAGCTTGTAATCCAGATGTTATAATGCACACTAATAGTACATACCCATGTCCAGTAGATCAAGTTAATCTAAACTATATAAAATGGTTAAAGAAAAGGTGGCCTACAAAAGAAATAGGTTACAGTGGTCATGAATACGGATTAGTATCTACATTTGCTGCCGTAGCCATTGGAGTTGAATGGGTAGAAAGACATATCACACTTAATCACAACATGTGGGGTAGTGACCATTCTTCAAGTTTAGAACCTTCTGGATTATTCAAATTAGTAAAAGGCATACGAGATATTGAGCAAGGTTTTATTCAACCTGTAGCACAGAGAGAAGTAATGGAAGGTGAAAAAGCTAAGAGGAAGAGTCTAAGAAAATGAATTTAAAAGAAACAATCCAAGACAAAGTAGTTGCGCTCTGCTGCACTGGACCAAGTTTAACTCCAGACATAAACTTAAAAGATCATGACGTAGTTGTTGGGGTAAATAGAATATACTTAACAGGTTTTGTTGAAAAGATAGATATATTATTTCACAATGCTAGTCAATTAGATGATCCTAGAGATATGATGAAAGTTATGAAAGATAAAAACCCACAAGCACATACTTTTTTTATACCATCAGCTAAAAAACATCCTAGAAACCAATTGGTATTTTTAGATGATTTAACTTTAGGAGGAAATAAAACAACTAACTTGTGTGGATATAGAGACGCATCAGCGGAAAAGCTTGGATTCGAGCTGTTAAGTGGAATTATAGCATTAGAGATACTGTTAAAATTTAATCCAAGACATATAGATATTTATGGCATGAGTTTTTATCAAGATGATACCGAAAGAAAATATACAAAATATACAAATGATAAAAGAAGACTAACAGAACACTCAAATATTTTAGGTCATGATATGATGAATAACTACATTTATTTTAGCACACTAATCAAAGACAAAAATGTTAAATGGCATATAGATAAGGAAACTCTTAAACGTGTAGAAGCATTAAAACTTGGTGAGAAAAAAAAGGAAGATAAATGAAATATAAAAAATTATACGATGATTTATATAGCAGTGGATATCACGCTAATTATAAAACATCTCACACAAGACATATATATTCACTAATACAGCATTACATTAAAACCCGCTCAAAAGTACTTGATATAGGTTGTTCAAATGGTGCTGCGATGTTAAAATTATCTAAAATGAAATATGACATGTACGGAATTGACATATCCAAAATAGCTATTGATATTTGCAAAAGTAGAAATATTTTAAAATGTAAAGCCAGTTCAGTGGCAGAAATAAAATTTGAAGATAACTTCTTTGATGGATTAGTATCCTCAGACGTTATGGAGCATATAGATCCTTCAGAGATAAAAAGTTCTATTAAAGAATGCTACAGGGTTTTAAAAACAGGAGGTAGAGGTGTTTTTTTGATAGCCACAGCGGTAGAGTTAAATAAAAGATGGGATAGTGTTGCTATTAGAAATAACGTTCCACACTTACATACATCTATCTTCGATGGAAATTTTTGGGAAAATTCTTTTATCGAACAGGGCTTTCGTGTAAAATTTAAGAAAGATGGAGTCGGTGGTAGAGATTCAATAGTATTAGTAATAGAAAAATAATGAAAATTGGTTGATTTTCATATGTCAAAAAATAAAATAAAATATCGTTTCATACACATAAATAAAACTGCTGGAAATTCTATATATGATTGGTTTCTTGAAAATAATTATTCTTTATCAAAAAAACGAATTCATAAGATACCCGTAGTTTTTCAACCAAATACTATATACTTTGCAATAGTGAGAAACCCGTATGCTAGAGTTTTATCTCAATATAAGCACTGGAAAGACAACTTAAAAAGAATTGATGATAATATCCAGTTTGAGTATTATTTAGAGAACTTAGATAGACCTAGCCTGTGGCTTAAAAAGCAAGTATATATAAATTATTATTCAACAAAGTACAATATGTCTTGTTATTCATGGTTGCACAAGTGCGAAAAAGAAACTAAGCTAAAGGTTTTTAAGTACGAAGAACTAGATAAGTTAGTAGAATATTTCATTAAAGAACTTAAATTTAAAAATAACTTTGGACATGCTGATTTAGGAAAAACAATAGGTTGTAATAACAAGATTGATCAGTACTATAATACAAATTGCTATGAAATAGTTACAAGAAGAATGGAAAAAGATTTTGATACGTATGGATACAAGAGATACAATGAACATTAAAACTATAATACTTGCCAGAGGTGGCAGCAAAGGCATACCAAGAAAAAACATCATTGACGTTAATGGTAAACCTTTGATACAATATACAATAGAAGCGGCGAAGGCATCTAAGGCTAAAGATGTATATATAAGCACAGATTGTTCTGCTATCATGTTAGAAGCTATTAAACACAAAGCCAACGTAATTATGCGTCCATCAAATATATCCGGCGACAATTCAAAAAGTGAAGATGCTTTATTACATTTCGCAAACACTATATCATTTGATATATTGGTGTTTATTCAACCAACATCTCCCTTATTGCTTTCAGAAGATATAGACAAGGGTATTGACATGATGGGAGAATATGATTCTGTATTCAGCGCATATAAAGAACATTGGATTCCAAGATGGACTCTAGATGAAAAACCAGATGGTTGGTTTCCTCAGTCTCGTCCAATGCGTCAAGATCGCAAAGAACGATGGGTTGAAAATGGAGCTATGTATATTACTACTAGAGAACAACTAGAAAAATCTAAATTAAGATATAGTGGTAATATTGGTATACTTGAGATGCCGATACATAGAAGTTTTCAGATTGACACTATGGACGATTTGGAGCTTATAAAAAAATGCTTGAACTAAATAGTTTTAAAGGAAAACATAAAGGCGAAGATGTATACGTCATTGGCTCTGGTCCTAGTTGCGACTATATTGATCCATCTTTCATCACTAATAAAATAACAATAGGAACTAATCAAACGTATAGAAGATATCAAACTAATTATATACTCAGAAAAGAACATAAGCTATTACAGGACACTCTTAATAATTTTAATGGGCCAGTTTTTGTATCTAAAGGAAATTGTGGCACACTACATAGTGTAATAAATTTGGATAAGTATAAACACAACGACAGAATATGCGTATACAATCATTTAAACAATGCGCTGAAAATTAACCTTAAAGCTTTTGACATGCCAGATCATTTATGCGTTAGTCATTCAACGATCACGACAAGTATACATTTAGCATATTATATGGGCGCAAAGAATATAATATTGATTGGCGTAGATCATGGATGTTTAGACGGTAAGCAGACATTCAAGGATTATTATAAAGACATAAAAGAGACTGCTTGGAATGATTGGCAGCAATACAAGGGGTGGCTCAAGAATTTAGACAATGATACCATAAAAATAAAGACAAAATTATCCAGTTTAGGTGTAAATGTTTATAGTATTAATCCATTTATAAACTTTAAGCTTGAGGGCCATAAATATGAATAATAAAGGTCAACATCCATCTGGTAAAGTAAAAAAGGAAATTAACGACGTAATTAATGAATTAGAGAGGCGTGGAGTAGATGTAAATACCCACATGACTCAAGACACTAAAGGTTTAGGAGATGTAGTAGAAGATGTCTTGAAAACTTTTGGGGTAACAGAGGAAAGATTTAAACACTGGTTTGATTTAAAAGAATGTGGTTGCAGTAAAAGAAAAAAATGGTTAAATGGTATTTTTAGCTGGAAGGTCAACAATAAATGACTTTATACTACGCTCTTAATAAGGATATAAACCCTAAGAAATTTTTAGAAGATGTAAGAAAAGAAATAGTTCATAATAGAGCTAATAAAGATGATGTATTAGTAGTAGAAATTAGAAAAACTGTAGACGTTGTTGAGGATATTGCGAAGCAAAAAACTATTGAATATTTGAAAGAGAATTCGGATGATTAAAAAAATATTATGCCAGAATAAGCATAAGTTATTTATTTCTTGGGAGGCAGGAATAGTTTATGAGAAACCATGCGTCAACATCGCAACTAAGTATACAGTAGACAGCTTTGGAATATTCTACGTGTGTAACGAGTGCCATGAGGAAGGTTGCAAGAGAAGACTTGACTCTACCCGACTCACCTATAAAGAAAAAGATTAAATCTCGTAGAAAGTGTATAATATGATAAGTAACAAAAATTATATATGCAAATTCACACACACAGATAAGAGCAAAAAGATGAAATGTATACTGAGAACTCTGTTCTATCAGTTCCTAGTTCTATTTGTAGGAGCTTCGATAGGTTTTATAGCTAATGCCGAATGGGTGGGCTGGAAGTTTCCCATTGTGGAAAGATCAATCAATAACGTTTTCTTTCCTGTAGATTTTGAAGATCCCGGTGTCCTTCAAATGCTTTATGGTCATGGTAGATTAAAAGTATTTGGAGTGATGGGTAAATACAGAGATATAGAAATTATCGAAGAAGCTATGCTGGCAGAAGAGTGGTACTGGGTTAAGTTTTCTCACACTGACCAAAATGGTAATACTGTAACTGAAATTGAACACATTAGGGTAAGATGGAAGCCTTGGGAATATTATTGGCATAATGATATTAATCCTGTAAGCGAAGAAGAATTTAGAAAGTATATTGAGGAAGGCACTTTAAACAGTAGAGACAGTGATAGAGCTTTCAGACTTATGTATGAAAAAAATGATATGGAAGCAAAGAAGATTAAAATTTAATCATATTCTAACACTATATATAGGTGTGTATTCTTGACGATAGGGTATAATATGGTATTATAGACACTCTGTGTGTCTCCTGCCTTTTATCCTACCTTATTGAAAGAAAACACTATGTTTAAAAGACTTAAACAACTGTTCACAAGCCCAAAGCGTAATGCTTTTACACTAATCGAGCTACTTGTTGTGATTGCCATTATTGGCGTTCTCGTTGGTCTTTTGTTGCCCGCTGTTCAAAGCGCTAGAGAAGCGGCAAGACGAGCATCCTGTTCAAACAATCTAAAGCAACAAGGTCTTGCTATGCATATGAGCTTAGACCAGAAGAGATATTTCCCTGCTGCCGCATGGACTATCGACTCTGCTGGCAAGAAACCAACAGGTAATCAATCTGGCACAGAACATAGTTGGCGGGCATTTGTCCTTGCAAATTTAGAGCAAGGTAACACTGGTTATGATTTTAATAAAAATTGGTGGGAAAATACTCAAGCTATTTCTTTAAATGCGTCTGTATTTATATGCCCAACGGCAATGCCTCCCGCTGGTGGTTATGCTAGTATTGATGGACCCAGTAGAGATAGCGATAGTGCTGCACCAAGTTTAGATCCTAATGTTCTTGGTTATACAGACTATGAAACATTTACTGGTGTTAAAGATAAAATCTTTCCTGCTGGCAGTGATCCTTATGCTAGTAAAACTAATGATGATGGTTGCTTAATAAAAGATCAAGTAACTAAAGAGCAATATATTGTAGATGGTTTTTCTAATACTCTTATGATTGTAGAGTGTGCAAGTAGACCTGATGTTTATAAAGCTAGTAATGGTAAAGCCGCTACTGGTGGCACTAACCAGTGTATTAGTTGGGCAGATTCATTGGGGCCATTTAAATTACATGGTGTTGATGCTAATGGGGATAAATGTAAGAATTGTGCTGGTAATGTACCATTCAATGTTATTAATGATGGCGAGGCATATAGTATGCATCCCGGCGTTATGAACACAGTATATGCAGATGGTTCAACCAGAACTATTAATGATAATGTAGATTTAAGGGCATTTGCTGCTGCTATTACTAGAAACGGTAGAGAATCATCAAGTATTGATTAAAGTTTTTTATTGACAAAAGACGATGAGAGTGGTAGAATACTCTACCACTCTTTTTTTTCTTAGGAGGTTAAATATGACTTGGTTAGAATTGTATAATGTATTACATCGCAGGGCAAATGATATAAAAAATCTTGACTCTGATTTATGGCAACAAGAAGTGCTTTGCCACAATGCAGAAACTGGTGAGGAAATGGAAGTTGAAAATTTCGTGGTAAATGGCAAGACAGTGCTTGCTTTTAATACGAATTCTTTGTATAATGAAGAGTAAGACGGCCCCATCGTCTAGTGGTTAGGACACGGGATTTTCATTCCCGTAACCGGAGTTCGACTCTCCGTGGGGTCATAGGATTTTTTGAAATAAGACAAGAAAGGTTGAGCAAAATGGGAAGTGATATTTTTACAGAAAGCGCAGTCGCTGTTGAATTAGAAACTTTTTTAAATGTAGATGCAATTAAGAAAAAAGCTAAAAGACAAATAATTGCAAATACTCTCTATCAAGAAAAGATAATTGATGAAGAATCTCTTTCTGTTATGACTAACAATAAAAGTGATTTTATTGAAACATTCATTTCTGAATTGAGCATGAGTGATGGGTATGAAAATTGTGAAGAACGTAATAAGTTTATGTTAGAAACTTTTGGACTTCATACAGGAATTGATATGTCAGATATGCCTGAATGGAGTTTAAGAACATTTAACAGCTGTAGAGAATCGGGATATGATATAATGACCGACACTCTATATATTATGTTTGAGTCGTATGACTTATTTGAGACAGTCATGACAGATGAAGGCAAAGAATTTGCTAAAAAATTAGGAGTTGATTATATTAATGAGACAACGTGGACAGTGCATTCGTACTAATTTTAAAAAACTTAATAAAACCATGATAACTCTTAGCCTGTTGTGTTGATTAGTTGACATTTAGTCAGATGTGTTATCATATAGAAAGGACAAATATGCCATATATAAAGCAAGAAGAAAGACAATGGCTAACTCGCCCAATTGAGGAATTGGCAAGCACTATATCTTCCAATCATGATATATCAGATGAGGAGTTTTTGGCTATCTGTGGAGAAATAAACTATTGTTTCAGTACAATATTAACCAAATTAATGTGCAAGCCTTCATATGCTAAAATAGCTATGATAACTGGTGTTCTTGAAAATATAAAGCAAGAATTCTACAGAAGAGTTGGCGTTCCATACGAAGAAAACAAAATAGTACAAAATGGAGATATTAAAGAATATAGGAGGTTGTATCCATGATGTACCATGAAATAAAAAGTCTTAATAAATTTGCTAAAAGTCTCGGAAAAGAAGTGGCAAAAGATGGAGGATTTAGTCTTCAAGAATTAAAACAATACATTAGTGTTGGAAACATAAAAAATATGGTTAAAACACACGCCATGAGGAGATATGATAAATTTTACATAAATGAAGATCAAACAGATCAAATATGCGAAGAAATATTTGATTGGTTAACAGGAGTTAGTTTAGCCAAGTTAGCCGCTGAAGATTACCTTGACTGCTGGTGGGATCAAAAACAAGATTGTATGGTTTTTAAAAAGAAATAAGGATTAAAATGCCAAAGAAAAAACAAGTGTCTCTGGAAGTAATTGAACATATACAAAGAACAATAAATGAATTACTTGAAAATAATATTGAACAAGCATCTAAAAGAAAACTTTGTATAATGATGGAAAAACTTCTAAAGGATACCAAACAAAAAGACGATGATTTTCAATATCTACACTGGAACAAGTACGGAAAACTAGATTGGGAAGCAGAAAAAGAACAACATCTAACTACAATTTCTGTGGGGGATACTGTTCAAATTCCACAACATTACGTAACTGGGCCAGATTATGATGGTAGCGCAGAATTTACCGATGAGATACAAGGTGAATGGTCGAGAGTTTATTACTAATAATCAAAAGGAATTTATTATGAAGAAAATTATTTTAACTTTGGCGTTTGCTTTATTTGCCACAACGTGTTATGCTCATGGACATGGATGGAGACCAGTTGTAACTCCACCTGTTCCAGTTTATCCAGACGTAGTTGTGCCTGCACACCCAGTACAAACTCTAAGTACTTTTGTTAAGCCTAGAGTGTACTACATGTGGACTCCTTACTACACGATCCAACCAGTGAGGCCAAATCACTTCACCTTTTTTCCGAGGCTTCATACGACGTATCAGCCAACAATTCAATGGTCTTGGCAACCATATTACACATATTGAGGAATTTAAAATGGGAGAAGCTTTAGCGACAGTAATTGGTTTAGTATTTATGTTTGGATCTATAAGCATATTTATAAGTTTGATTGTAGAAAAACACGACAGGACACCTGTTAAGCATAGTGCTATTGACAATGATTTGACAGATGTTATGATTGCAGATGAACTATTTGACGACAACGACATAGGAGAATAAAATGGCGAAGGCGACATTGGAAGTGTTTCCAGTTGGTAGCAAAGTACAACTTGATGAAGATCTATTTGGAACTGTACTAAGCGTTACAATAGGTGATAAGAACTCAGTTTTCTATGAGGTGGGTTGGTGGCAAGCTAGGACTTACACTAAAGAACATTTTGTACAAGATCAGTTGACCTTAACCTTGGGCGAACCAGCTAGGATTGGATTTAAGTAGGGAGTGTAGTCCAAAGGCAGAGACAAAGGACTTAAAATCCTTCCAGTGTGGGTTCGACTCCCATCACTCCTATTTATGCATAACATTTACACGAGCATATTAATTTAATTAATATTTATATCGGATTGTTGTGCATAATTTTAATTTTTAATAACAAAAGAAAGAAATGCTATGAAAAAGAAAAATAGATTAATGATCATGGACGCTGGTGAGCGTAGAGATGATGTTAAATTGTATGATGACGCTTCTGATACTATAAAAGTATTGACAAAAGAAGAGTACATTCAACTTCCACTCCAAGACGAATATTGTGGGATACGCCATTCAGACTTTGAGACTGTTTGGCTATCAACAGAGCAGGCGCATATTGTTCCTAGTAAAATGATTTCTTTGGCTCAGGTATTTAAACTTCTGGAACTTGAGCGGTTAAAAAAGAATTGCGAAACAAGCAATAACTTTATATTATCTGCATTCTCTGAGAAGTTGACACCTAGAGCATTACATTATTCTGGACATAAATATGGTAGAGGCAACAAAGACAACGATGACACCTTCGCTATTGCCAAGTTGATAGCTGACTTTAATCAGTATGACAGCCTCAAGAAAGTTAAGTCATTTGATAAGTCAGACAGAACTACACGATGCGCCAAGTGGAGGGAAGAGGTTGCAAACCCTCAGATGAATGCCGCCCAAGCGTGGAACTACGGCTTAATAAAGAAGGGCGAATCTCGACTTGATTTAGATTTATGTCCAGTTGTAAGAGATAGGATTATACCCAACATTCACAAGATTGCATTACTATCTGAAGATGTTAAGTTTTTCTTTTCTTTAGATTCTGTAAAAGAAAACAGACTTTTATCTAGCTATCCGCACATTAGAACAGACATAACGAACTGTCGAGATGTGATTCGTGTAACTAAAAAGAAAAACGGACCAGTTGAATATGAAGTTTCAGATTGGGCATTCGAGATGAGAGGTCTTTATGCTGTTGTAAATGCTATTTTTGATTACAATGGTGATTTCCGTATAGATCCTATTACTAATTGCAGAGTAGGAAATAACTTTCTTAACGAAGCATATTATGTAAACAGTCAGTTTCATCAAAAGGGTGGAGTGAGCAGAGCTGTTTTGTACAACTATGTAATGCCCATAAGGATTGGAGATATGTGGGATCAATTAAATACTGATGTAAAATGGCCTCGTTATACAAACAGTCCATACAATAGGGGTGATCTTACATTTGAACAGGATAAATTTTTTACTCTAGGCAGAAAAAGATTTAAAAAATCTTATAATGACATTATGACATTTTTAAGAACTTTATAAATTTAAGTAAATACTAGGCTCTATAGTTCAATGGATAGAACAGCGGTCTTCTAAACCGCCAATGTGGGTTCGACTCCCGCTGGGGCTATTGGTGTATATAATATATAGCAAATATCACACACAGGAGAATAGCTATGTATTATTTAAGATTTTTTACGTTAAGTTTAATAATATCACTATTTGCATTAAAAGGTTTTTCACAAGCTGATGGATTTTTTGGTGGTAATGAAATGGATTTCTTGATGAGCAAAAAGCCTGCTAAATTAATTATCTTTACTGCTGATTGGTGTGGGCCTTGTAAAGCAGCGAAAAAAGCGATGAAAGAACATGTTGATTTAAAAAGAATGATAGATAGCTACGAAGTAGTAGAGTATAATTTCGATGTTGCAGTCCCAATGAGAAGAAAGTATAATGTAAACAAAGTTCCTACATTCATTATAACAGTAGATGATAATGAGGTAAGAAGACAGGTTGGATTCAGCAGCGTGGACAAATTAAAAAACTTTTTAGATTAGAATTAGGGGGCGTAAAGGTTTCGACAGGTAGATAGAAGCATAGATTGCATCGAGTAGTTAATCAAGAGGCTACTTTAAAACTTGATTACATTTTAATTGCCGATACTTCTGTATTAGCACTCGCCGCTTAGGTGAGAGGGGTTGCATAAACCTTTTTACCCAATTATGCTGACTCCGATAATCGGATAGGGTTGTCCCACCTGAAGTAAACGGGTCGATGGGCGTAGTCGTCCTGACATTTGGAAAGACAAACAGTTTTGTCTGTAGTATTAATAACAACAGACTAACGATGTAGAAGTTTATGTGGAATTTATACTGGACAGGGGTTCGACTCCCCTCGCCTCCACTTACTCCGCAAAGTTAGCATTATACATTTAATGTCTTTAGTTTTATAAAACTTTTAGTGACCATTGTTTAATACTACCCTTGCAGGGTACAATATTGTAATGAAAAATGCCTTAAAGGAGAAACAGTATGAAAACCGCTTTAGTTTTAGGTGGTGGTGGTTTTATAGGAACACACATTGTAAATAGATTAAGCTATGAAGGATATCAAGTAACAGCTGTTGATTTGAAAAGACCAATGTTTTCAAAAACTACAGCAGATAATTTCATTGTAGGAGATTTAACTTGTGAAGATGTAGTAGAACATGTCTTCGATAGAAAGTTTGACGAAGTATACCAGCTAGCAGCGGACATGGGAGGAGCTGGGTATATTTTTACTGGCAAAAATGATGCCAATGTAATGACAAACTCATCTCTAATTAACCTCTTGGTGTGCAAATACGCAACCAAGGTTGGTGTTGATAGACTGTTTTATAGTAGTAGTGCTTGTATTTATCCAGAATATAATCAGTTAGATCCAGAACATCCACACTGTAGCGAAGACTCTGCTTACCCAGCGGCTCCAGATAGTGAATACGGTTGGGAAAAACTTTTTAGTGAAAGACTTTACTTGGCATACAAAAGAAATTATAATCTAAATGTACACATTGGACGGTATCATAATGTATTTGGACCTTTAGGCACTTATGAAGGCGGTAAAGAAAAAGCACCAGCAGCACTGTGTAGAAAAGTTATAACAGCACAAGATAATTCATCAATTGACATCTGGGGAGACGGCACTCAAACTAGATCGTTTTTATATATTGATGAGTGTGTTGAAGGAACATTAAAATTAAACAGGTCAAAATGTTGTGGTCCTTTTAACATAGGTTCAGAAGAAATGATTAGTATTAATGATTTCGCAAAAATGATTATTAAAATTTCTGGAAAAAATATATCAATTAATCACATTGATGGACCTTTGGGTGTTAATGGTAGATGTTCTGATAATTACAAAATACGTGCTGAACTAGGATGGAATCCTACGATGAAATTAATAGATGGAATGCAACAAACTTACAACTGGATACAAAAACAGATAAATGACAAAGATAATTAATTCATACCACCCCAATTTTAGTGGAGGAATTGGCGACTTCTTACGAGGATGTATATATCTACACCAGAAATGTGTTGAGTTAGGTTATTCTTTTGAGATTGATCTTAAACATCATCCAATAAATGCTTATATGTACACTGATTGTAAAGAATCTTATCATGTTGCGTCCATTATAGATGTAGAAAAAGTTTCTATGTCTAAAAATATAAACTCAAACTGGCAAGAAGAAAATAAAAAAACAATAGATGTAATACTAGAAAGAGCTAAAGACACAGTAGTTGTATCTTCTTTATTTTCTGAAGTATTGTCAGACAATGCTGAGTCTAATATCGAATATATAAAAAACTTTGACATTCCTCAAGAAAGCAAAGATTTTATAAAAAATAATGTACATTTTTCTGACGATATTATTGCAACATTTAACAAAACAGATTATGAAGTTATACATTTTAGACTTGGAGATAGACAAACAGTTAAAGATTTAGATAAAAAGTTTGATGAGCTACCATCATTTGTAAAAAATAATTACAATTTTCAAAAGTTTGATATAAGCTTTGATAAATGCTTACAAATATGTTATGATCGACTAAAAAACATAAAATCTAAGGAATTAATAGTTATGTCTGATTGCAATAAGTTAAAAAAATACATCCAAGACAATAGCAAAGAAGAAAAAATAACTATCATGCATTTAAATAGTTCTCATACTTCTAAACAGCCTGCTCTTACGTGTATGACAAAGTTCTCTTCAAGTATTAAATCTAACGACATGTTCTACACGGCTCTCGATGTATATGTGTTATCTAATAGTTGTTCTAATTCTTCATATAGCGTATACAATTGGGGATCAGGATTTGTTTGTTGGATTACAAAAGTTTTTGATATACCTCTAATTTTGGAGCATATATAAGTTGTTAATATCTCACAGTTTAAAATATGTTTTTATACACGTACCTAAAACAGCGGGAACTTCTATAGAATGTTTATTAAAAGAAGAACCAGCTTTCCAAGTTGATGAAATTGGTCATTGGTACGGAGCTAGTGAGAGCGATTATGAACAAGAACCCAAGCTATGCAGACAATTACACAACCATAGTTCGGCAAAAAAAGTGAAAGAATATTTTGAAGAAATGGGATGGAAGTGGGATGAATATTTTAAATTTGGATTCATGAGAAATCCTTGGGACTTACAAGTTTCTCAACACTGTTATTTTATGCAAAGCCTTACAGAGAGTAATACCTCTGATGAAAATCTTAAGCTTATAGAGGAATATAAAAATAAACCAGCATATGAGTTTATTAAATCAAGAGCAAAGTTTGATTTTATAGACCATTTTTTATGTGATAAGAATAAAAACATTATAGTAGATTTTATTGGTAAATTTGAAAATTTAAATGAAGACTTTCAAAAAATACAAGACAAGATTGGGGTTTCGGGCTATAGTCTTCCAGCTTTTAATCAATCAAAACGTATTAAAAATTATCAAGTTTATTATGACGATGAAGCAAGAGAACAAGTCAAAAAATCATTTTACAAAACAATATCTTTGGGCAATTACACATTTGGAGATGGAGCATGTATACAGAACCAGTAAAAGGTTTAAGTTTAGAAGATTGTAGTTTATATCACAGCTTTAGTGATTCAATGTTGGGACATTGGGACTTGAGACATTGTGTTGATGATTATTTGGGCAATCTTGATTTTAAAAACAAAAGAGTTATAGACGTAGGTGCTGCAAGCGGGTACTTGTCTTTTGAGATGGAAAAACGAGGCGCAGAAGTTGTTTCCTACGACATGCCAGATTCAACATACTGGGATCAACTTAAGTTTCCCGGATATATTCCACACCAAGCTACAGACAGGTCAAAAAAGCTAGACAATGCCATTCACTATATGCATGAAAAATTAAACTCTAAGTGCAAATTTTACAGAGCAAGCATATACGATGATTTGCCAGATGAACTTGGTGATTTTGACATAGCTTTATTCGGGACAATACTAGCTCATTTGAGAGATCCAATGTTAGCTTTAATGAATATATTGTACAAAGTCAAGGAAAGAGCTATACTTGTAAATCCATTCTTCAATACTCAAAAAGGATCTTTTTTCTATAAACCTAACAAAAAACATTTTAATAGGATTTGGTGGAGCATATGTTTTGATGACATAGAAAAAATGGTAAATGCCATAGGTTGGGAGATAGAACACGTTAAAAATATATCGCCTTTGCAATTAGTAAATGTGGATGTTCCAACTGAAAGATCATATAAAAGCGTTGTTATCAAGAGGGTTTCATGATCTCTATTAAGAAAATAATCGCTGACTCAGTTGATAAAATGCATAAAGGCATGGAATATGAAGACAATTTATCAGAAAGTTTTGTAGAAGAAAGATTTCATAACCTTTATATCAAATCGTGTATTTCTTATAATTATGAACTATATGAAGAGTGTTTAATATACTTAATTAAGTCTTACAAAGAGTTTTGTAGTTTTGATGCTACTCTTTTTTGTTATACTTTGTTTCAGTATTCCCATAATAACAATTGCAATAGTAATTTAATTTTAGAATCATTGATTGTCATTGCTGAAACTAAAGATTTATACAAATCAAATCAAGTTGATCTAATAAAGAAAAGTATTTTTGCTTTTAATTCTGATGGAAAACTTGATAAAAATTCAAAAAAATATATTGATAAACATTTATCTATTTTTTGTGATCCAGAATTATTAGACAATTTGTCTAAAGATGAATTAAGAAGTTTTGATTTATCACAAACATCCGTAAATACATTGGTTAATTGTCTATACAATGAATCTTCTAGTGGTATAGGAGATTTTTTAAGAGGTTGCTGTTTCTTGTTTGAGCAATGCAAGCTATATAATATTAATTTTCGTATAGATTTTTCTAAGCATGACATTAGTAAATATATCAAGTCTAAGTCTAAGAATAAATTTAAAATAGAAGATATATTCGACACTGAAAAGATAAATAAAGAATTATGTACTAAAGAAAATTATATAGAAAACATAAAGAATAATCTAATTAACGTGTTGCAGAGATCGACAGAAGATAAAGTATTTTTATTTACAAATTATTCTGACTTTATTGATTGCAATCTTTCACTTGATAGAATATCTTTAACTGATAAGTGTCAAAATTTTATGCAAGCTAACTTAATTTTTAGCAAAAATGTTCTCAAAGAGTGGAAGAGGTTGATACATTTTCAGAATACATCAAACTATGAGATTGTACACTTCAGGCTTGGTGACAAATATTTGCTGAACACAGCAGATGAGGATAGTACAGAACTCTTTGCCTCACTAGTAGATATCATTAATAATATTAATCCAAAAGGTAAGCTATTCATACTGTCTGACTCCAACAAATTTAAAGAATACTGTAGGCATAATATTTCTAATAAAAACGTAGGAATACTACACACAAGAAGTCAACATTGTTCTAACGCTCCGGGGTCTATAGATAATTTAGATATTGACAAACAAAAAAAGATTGATAATATGTTCTATGTAGCACTAGACATGAAGTTTTTATCCTGTGCTGACAAGGTGTACTCATACAGTGTATATCCTTGGGGTTCTGGTTTTTCTTTCTGGATTTGCAAAATATTTGGAGTTGACATAGAAAGCCATCCGATACAACATGATAGAGAGGGAACAATTGATTGGACTGAACAATAATGGTAAAGATACAGTCTATATTTAAAGCTGGGAGTTCACTTCAAAGCAATATATATGATTATATAAATTTTGTATCTGGTGATAATCTAATAAAGTTTAGCAGAATGTTAACAGTTATTGATATTGACTGTAACATCCTCATATTGAGGCATCCTGTTAATAGAATGATTTCCCAGTATTATTCTCGTGGGTGGACACATAAACTTGACGAGTTTAACACAGAAGAGGTTAGGTATAAGGTAAGATCAAAGACCCTATCAGAGTATGTCGTAGGAGGTGTGTTATTCCAAAAGAAAATATACCAAAACATACTTGACAAATCAGAAAACTTCCATATAATAAAGTATGAGGACATGATGGAAGACCCTTTGGCGTTTATGAAATTCATCCTCAGATCAGTAGACAGACTAGACTTATTAGACATTGTTTACGATAATTTCAGTGAAGATTTTGTCTTTGATAATAAAGACTATAGTGAAGATATATCAAATGGAAGATCAAATACTCATAAGAGAAACTTAGACCACGAAGAATACCTTCATAAATTTAATGAACACGAACAATCATTAATACATAAAAACATAGGAGATATACTCACGCACTACGATAGTGTACCAAATCTGCTAAAAAGTGTATAATATAAGGTAAGGAGACCTATCTTATGTTTAATTTTGCAGATAAATTTTATGGACGATCCCCTAAATGGAGAAAAGTTAGGGGTGAACATATAAAACGAAACCCTACTTGTGCTGCATGTGGCAGAAAAGAAGGGCTTGAAGTTCATCACGTAATACCTTATCATGTAGATAACACAAAAGAGTTAGACCCTAACAATTTAATCACATTATGCGGCAAATATTGTCATTTCGTTTTTGGACATTTCATGGATTGGAAAAGTTGGAATGAGAATGTTGTACGCGATACTACCTTATATCACATCTCAAAAAAAGCAAGACCATATAAAGAAGTGTTTGGTGGTAAATCAAAGGAGTGTCCTTATGCGATATATCATACTATGTGCAATTTTGTTACTTGGCTTTTCAAATTTTTCCGCAAGAGCGGGAACGATTAGTCCAACAGTTTCTGATTCTAAATACCTCGCCTATGGTCAAAAGCATGAATGCGTTGTAAGAATAGGTGGTGTGTACGAACATCTATCTAAAGGAGATAGCACTACTAAGTTTTTAGCTTCTGCTGTTGTTGTTAGACCAAGAATAGTACTGACTGCTGCTCATGTGGTAGACAAGGGAAGTCAAATATATATAGAAAAAGATGGAAAAAAAATAGATGTATCCTTTGCATTAAAGCTACAAGCTTACAATGGTGACTTAATGGGTCCACTAGATATTGCCATATGTTTCTTATCTAAACCTGTAGAACTTGATTTTTATCCAGAATTGTATGAAAAAAATGATGAAATAGGAAAATTGTGCAGCATATCTGGTTACGGAATTACTGGCAATCACAGAACAGGTGCTATAAAATCAGATTATAAAAAAAGAGCTGGTTCTAATATTATAGACGATACAACATTTAAAGGTATGTTAGTCTGCTCTATAAATAAAGACCCACAAACATCATTAGAGTTTTTGATATCTCATGGTGATAGTGGAGGAGGTCTATTTATTGATCAAAAGTTAGCTGGAATTAACTCATCTATAATGACTGCCAAGGGTGGCAATTTAAATTCAAACTATGATGATCAATCATGCCACACTAGAATTAGCCTACATAAACCTTGGTTGGACTATATTATTGAAAAATTAGAAACAAGAGGTGAATCTTTTGCAGCTGAAGCAGCAGCAAAAGTTAAGCTAGGGTTTTTGTAATTTTAAGTTGACAAAAGTAGATTTTTAGAGTATCATATTAAACAGGACATTTAGTCACAATCGTTGTTGCAAAAATTACGTTTAATGTGCTTTGTTCTGTTCATGATACTATAATATTAAAATAGGAATATAAAATGAGGAAAACAATATTGTTGACAGGTGGTGCTGGATTTATTGCACACCATGTGGTAGAATACTTATTGAATAAAACTGATGTAAATATTATCACACTAGACAGGCTTGATTATAGCGGGAACTTAAACAGGCTTAACGAAGTAGTTCTTTCTGCTCCAGAATCTGAAAGAAAAAGAGTAAAAACAGTATTTCATGATCTTAAAGCAGAACTTAATCCTCAAATAATTGCAACCATTGGCAATGTTGATCAAATTGTACATTTAGCCGCTGGTAGTCATGTTGATAGAAGTATTGATTTTCCTATGGAGTTTGTTTTAGATAATGTTATTGGAACAGCAAACATACTTGAGTTCTCACGTAAATGTGATAATTTAGAAAGATTTATTTATTTTTCTACAGATGAAGTATTTGGTCCTGCACCAGAAGGTGTTAAATATAAAGAAAACGATAGATATAATTCTACAAATCCATATAGTGCTTCAAAAGCGGGTGGCGAAGAATTAGTAGTAGCATATGAAAACACATATAAATTACCTTGTTATGTAACTCATACCATGAATGTGTTTGGTGAAAGGCAGCATCCAGAAAAATATATACCTATGTGCATAAAACGCACAAGAGATGGTGAAACAATTACTGTTCATAGTAATCCATCCAAAACAAAAGCTGGATCTCGTCACTACATTCATGCAGATGACGTTGCTGACGCAATGTGGTTCTTGTTAAATTATGATGCTAGTAAAGTAAAAACGCAAGATTTTGGAGGTGCTAAATGTCCTAAGTTTAACATTGTGGGCGCAGAAGAGATGGATAATCTTGAATTAGCTAAATTTATTGCTGAGTGTCAAGATACTGTTTTGAAATATGATATGGTAGATTTTCACAGCGCTAGACCGGGACATGACTTGCGTTATGCTCTGGATGGTAGTAAGATGAAAGAAATGGGCTGGACACCTCAACCAGTAAAGGAAAGATTAAAACAAACTGTTAATTGGACATTAGATAATAATAGGTGGTTAATCACATGAGCAATGGCAAGGGTGATAAAAGAAGACCAAAAAGTATCTCTTATGATGAATGGTCAAAAAATTATAACAGTATATTCAGGAAAAAAGAAAAAACAAAAAAAACAAACAAAGATGAGCGTTAAACTAATTTCTATTACTCCTGATGCAGAAAAAACAATAGCGTACTGCGCAAGAGTATCTAATCCTAGTAATCAAGAAAACCAAAAATATTCTAAGCTTTTAAAATATTGCATAGATCATGGTCATTGGTCTATATTTGAGATGGCAAATATGGTTCTTGAGTTAGAAACTACTAGAGGTATTGCTGCACAAGTACTAAGACATCGTAGTTTTAGTTTTCAAGAATTTTCTCAAAGGTATGCTGATACTTCTTATCTTAGGAGTGCTATAAACATTCCAGAACTTAGGACTCAAGATCCAAAGAATAGACAAAATAGCATAGACGATCTTGACGAAACTAAACAAGCTATATATAATAGAAGTATGAGAGAATTGTTCTCAAGGTCTAAGGCTTTGTATGACGATATGATAAGTAATGGAGTAGCGAAGGAATGTGCAAGATTTGTACTTCCTCTATCCACTCCAACAAAAATGTACATGAATGGAACTTTACGAAGTTGGATTCATTATATAGAATTGAGAACTGCAAACGGAACACAAAAAGAACACATGGATTTAGCAAATAAATGTAAGAATATTTTTATTAAACAATTACCCGTAGTATCGGAGGCGTTAGGTTGGAATGTTAGATAAAGCTACAATCGAAATAACAGATAAGCATATTAATCATGGTTATAACTCTATCAACAATGCAGATCGTGCTAGTATTAGCCCTTTGGAAATTGCTGTAGCGGAAGCATTGAAGATTGATCCAGAAAGAGTAGAAGTTAAACATGATAAAACATATATATGGATGTATGATGATTCAGACTATATGTTATATTCATACGATGAAGAATCATATGTAAAAGTATATGATTTTTTAAATGAATGGCAATTAGTATTACAAGGTGTGGAAGATGGTATTCCCACTAAATTTGAGGGTGATCTTATTACTTTTAACATAGAGGTGGATGATGATACAAGAACTCATTCCAATAATTGGCATGGAGCAAGCCTTGATTTTAGCGGGTTTGCCGACGAATTTGATGAACACAAAAAAAATCTAAAGTTTCGCTTGACAGATGACGAATATTAATTATACTTAAAGCAGTTGTCACACACATTTACTTTTAGGAATTAGCCAAATGAAATTGCACTCAAGCACACATGTTGTCGAAAAATCAGGAAATTTTGAAGAGAATCAGTTTAGCATTGAAGCTTCAGCGAAAGCCTTCATGATCTTGTCAGATGGTCTTTATTCAAATAAGATCTTGGCAGTAGTTCGTGAACTTTCTACTAATGCTTATGATTCTCATGTTGATGCGGGTGTGGCAGATCGTCCTTTTGAAGTTCATCTGCCCACCCGTCTCGAACCATTCTTCCATGTTCGTGACTACGGTACGAGCATGACCCATGAGCAGTGCATGACATTATATACTACGTACTTCCGCAGTACACGTAATGATAGCAATGACGCTGTAGGTTGCCTTGGTCTTGGGAGTAAAGCACCATTTGCTTATGCTGATAGTTTCACTGTAGAAGCATTCAAGGATGGTGAGAAGCGTGTTTATGCTGCACACCGTGATAGCAATGGCAGTCCTACATTCTGCTTGATGGATACTGTACCAACAGAAGAAGAAAATGGTATCAAGGTATCACTACCAGTAGAAAAGAACGACTGTGATCGTTTTGTGCGAGAGGCTACCAAGACATATCAGTACTTCAAGGTTCGCCCAACTCTTAATGCTGAGTTGGTGTATAACACAGAACGTAGCTTACTTACAGACAAGAATGGTAAGTGGGACTTCACTACTTCTCGTAACGAGAATTTTGTAATCATGGGTCAAATTGCATATCCAATTGAAGAAGAGTCAATAGGCGATCATTATGATGATAACGATAAGGTTGCTAATTTTCTATGGAATACAAGTGGACTACGACTACACTTAAACATTGGCGATGTAGACATTACACCAAGTCGTGAGGCGTTGTCTTACACTTCAGAGACAAAGAAGAACATTCGTAATGTTATCGAGTCTGTTATCAAGGATATCAAAGAAAGTGTAGAGGATGCAATCAAACAGCAACCTACACTATACCTTGCACGTAAAAAGTATGTTGAGATTGAACAACAGTGCCATTCTGTAAAACAAGCAATGGAAAGTCTTAATAAGGCAATCAAATGGAATGGTCAAGATATATTTGACGAGATGGTTGGCAACAAGATCAAGGTATCAAGCCTCAACCTGACGCACATACATAAGTCTGGATATCGCAGCAAGTCAGAAACAAACAAAGACCCAGAGTTTGTACCATTCCGCAAAGACACTCGTTTTGTTATAGATGATTTGCCAAGAGGTGGCATGACTCGTATTCGCAACACGATCAAAGAAGAGCATTCCAATAGAGGTTACAGCAGTCAAGGATATGATGTATACGTCTACAAGCTACGACAAGACCTGATTGGTGGCACAGAAAAGCCATACTATTATGACGAGACACAGGACAACAACAAGCTACTAGACAAGCTTGGTGGTGCAAAGCCTGAGAACGTAGTGTTCACATCTAGTATGCCAAAACCAGAGCGTTCATCTAATAGAAGCAACTCTGTGTACTCAGCAGAGGTCAAGTGCTTCAATTGGTATGGCGACAGTGGCAAGTTTGAGTTCAGGAAAGTATCTGTCAAAGATCAAAACATGATTTACATTCCTGCTATCAAAAAGAAGAACAGGTGGGGTGATGACAAGTCTGACTGCAAACTGTCTAACTTCCTAAGTGTATCTGATAAAGCTCTAAGTATATATCTTAACTTACTATGCAAGTATTATGGTGTGAATGTGTATGGCAAGACTATCTGCCTCATGACTCCATCACAGATCAAGCAGCGTAAGCTAGAAGATCGCAGCAATTGGGAAGGCCCAGAGTTTATTGTGGACTACCTCAAGGCTCTAGTCAAAGACTCAGCAGAAGAGATCAGTGGTATTAGACATGCACATAGATGCTCAGATCGTAATCTACACGATGTTATCCTTGGCACTACTACTGACAATAAGGCAAAAGAAATCGTGCTTGAATTTCAGGAATACAATGATAGAATTACTAAGAATCAGAACGATCTAGATATGGTCTGGAAGCTTGGTAAAGAAATGGATATGGATAGTCTGTGGGCAGAACCAGAAGGTTTTGATCAAGACGCTAAGTATTTCAGACCACTTAAGAAAGAAATGGAGAAGTATCCTCTTCTCGATGGTATCAATACCAACAAGGTTAGTGAGCTTGACATGTCAGCTTACATTGACATGGTAGAAAATTCAAATAAAGTATTGACAAATGTTTGACGATAAGGTATAATACACAGGTACTAATTTTACACACAGGAGTTTGAAATGAATTACATTATTGCAAATGACGGAAACGCAACAGCGACAGTAGCAGGTGAAGTTTACACCTTTGGCAAGTCGCACCCAAGATACGAAAGACTTATTACTCATCTTAAGAATAATAATGTCGAACACTTTGAGGCATCCTACGACATTGTATCGCATGTAAATGCATATTGCGATGGATATGCCAGCGTTGAAGATGGTAAGATGAAGTGGGATGGGATTGAGATGCCAGAGATGTTTGGTGGCACAATCCTTGATATGATCCAGCAGGGTTATCCTTTTGAGCCTATGCTTAACTTCCTTGATAACATGTCGCAGAATCCATCTGACCATGCTATTACAGAACTATTTGAGTTTATGGAAAACAAGAATATGCCTATCACACCTGATGGACATTTCTTAGCATACAAGGCAGTAGATCCAAACTACAGAGATTTATATTCTCACACGTTTGATAACAGCGTTGGGAGTACATGTGAGGTTCCACGTACTAAAGTAAATGGAAACAGAGAGCATCACTGTGCTGCCGGACTACACGTTGGAGCGTTTGATTATGCCAAGTCGTATGGCGGGATTGACTTGGATGACAACGAAGGCGACGACGGCAACAAGCTTATGATTTGCAAGGTAAATCCACGCGATGTTGTAAGCGTACCAAACGACTGCCGTTGTCAGAAACTACGCTGTTGTAAGTACGAGGTGGTCAGTGAGTTTGAAGACTTACTAAAGAGTGTTGTTCATATGACAAAGGACGACATTGATTACTCTAATCTTAAGAAGCGTAACGAGGAATGGATTTTTGAGGTCACTGCTAAGTTAGAGCGTATCAATAACGTTCTCAAGAAGCGTGAAGCTGTTCTTAGCTAGTGGCTATAAGGAGGGGTGGGGCAAGTAGTGTGTGACTTGCCTCATCCCGGTCTTTGTTTTTTACCTTAAGGCGGTAGAAACTATGAACACAAATGTACAGGAATATTGATGTGGACGAACGATTGTTAAACATGGCAGCAAGATACTGGGACAAGAATGATCCCCTAACAGAAGAACAAGTACACTGGGTTTTAAGAGATGAAGGATACTCAAAGGACGAAATTGACAATGCGATCAGTGATTATTTCGCTATTCATATACGCTCTAACATTCTCCTTCATTATTGGATTGCACCAATTGTTCTAACAATAGTAATGATTGGCTTAGTTGTATATGTACAAAATTTAATATGGATTAATACTGGACCATGAAAAAATATATTAATTTAGATGATCAATACGTATATCTTGTTGGTCTTGAAAATGTTGACGGACAAACAACCATGACTCTTGTAGACAAAACATCACACAGTGAAAGCTATGATTGCAAAGAAGACAGATTTGCCAATACAAGTATTCATATTGACAAATATAGACTTTTAAAATTAGCAGATTTTATATACGAACATTGCAATGAAACAAACTAAAATTATTGCACTTGCAACACTTTGTTTTATTGGTATACTAATATTATTGTTATTACCAAGAAAAGAACTTACAGAGCAAGATAAAGTTAAACAATGGAGACCAAGAGATTTCTATTACATATATCAAATGTGGACAGATAGAGATCTTATTGAATTAAAGGAAAAGATCGAACACGATGAAATGGTCAGAAATCAAGAAGTGGGCCAAGGCAAAAGGTTATAATGTCTCAAGAGAGAAGGCAGAGAATACCGATGAATATACATATGAGTACACTTGGGTTAAAGACGATGAATCATCTGGAGGTTTAGCTACAAGTGTTAAAGGTTTAGCAACTGATATATTTAATGATATAACAAATAATAAACATTTAGCACATCAATTACAATACAAGCAAGAATTTAAATGGTTTAAGAATGAAAATTAATTACGAACCCAAGCTAGACTTTGATGATGTATTATTAGTCCCACATAGAAGCAGAACTGCTTCACGCTCTGATATTAAACTGGTACGTAACTTCTCATTCTACCATTCTGATAACGTCTGGGAAGGTGTACCAATCTTTGCTGCAAACATGGACACAACTGGAAGCCTAGCCATGTCTAAGACATTAGCTGAATATGCTATGCCAACGTGTCTGCATAAGCACTACGAGGTAGACGATCTAGTGCGTGAATTATATTACCCTGAAACTCAATGGTATAGTATAGGTATTAAAGACGCAGATATTTTTAAACTAAATGAGTTTAAAGAGAAGTCAGGTATGAATCCTAATATATGCATAGATGTAGCCAATGGTTATACAGACGACTTTGTTGCCTTCTGCAATAAGGTAAGAAGTCAGGTAAGTAAACATACTATTATAATGGCTGGAAATGTTTGTACACCAGAGATGGTTCAGGAATTGATCTTGCATGGTGGAGTAGATATTGTTAAGATAGGTATTGGACCCGGATCTGCTTGCACAACAAGATTAAAAACTGGTGTTGGATTCCCTCAGTTGTCAGCTATAATAGAGTGTAGCCATGCAGCACATGGATTACGAAATGGAGATGGAAGATTAGGATTAGTATGTGCTGATGGTGGTTGTAGAACTCCTGCCGATGTGTGCAAGGCGTTTGCTGCTGGTGCAGACTTTGTAATGCTTGGTGGCATGTTGGCTGGAACGTATGAATGCGAGGGCGATTGGCAATACGAGTGGGTGTCAGATGGTAAACATGACTATCATCATAAGATGGTTAGAACGTCCCTAAAGTTTTACGGCATGTCTTCAAGCGAAGCGCAGTCAAAGTATGGTGGAGTGAAAGATTATAGAGCTAGTGAAGGTCGTGTAAAAGAAGTGCCATACAAAGGACCAGCAAAGGATATTGTATTAGATGTATTGGGTGGACTTAGAAGTGCCTGTGCATATATTGGAGCAACTAAACTAAAAGATATGAACAAGTGTGCAGAATTTAATTTAGTAAATAGAACTCATTTTGACCAGAGTATGTAATGACATTACCAGCAATAATTATTTCTACACTATGTTACATCTGGACATCTACCTGTTGTATTATAGGTCGTGACTATCCACACGCTTTAATGTGGTTCGCATACGCTTTAGCAAACTTAGGATTACTTTGGTATGAATTCAATAAAATGGGACAATAGATTTCTTGAGTTAGCCAAACTAGTCGGATCGTGGTCGAAAGATCCGTCAACTCAAGTGGGTGCTGTAATAGTAGATAGTAATAATAGAATTGTGTCTATTGGTTTCAATGGTTTGCCTCAAGGGGTTGTGGATTCTGAAGAAAGGTTAGTTGACAGAGAGGCTAAATACCATATAATTGTACATGCAGAAGCAAACGCTCTTATGTTTGCCAATAAGTCAGTAGAAGGCTGTACATTATACACTTGGCCTTTTCAGCCATGTTCAAGATGTGCTGGTCTGATTATACAATCTGGTATCAACAGGGTGGTTTCAGTAGTACACTCTGAAGAGAGGTGGAAAAAAAATTTCTCAATCGCATACGATCTGCTTAATGAAGCAGGGGTAAAAGTTAGCTTAACAAATGGAATAGAGTGGACATGAGTTACGACAAAGATTATATAGACGAGCAGAGGAAAAAATCTATAGAAACTTTAGTTGCTGATTGTTATATGGCACACCAAGAAGCTATAATAGTTCAGCTGATATATCGACTTGAAAAAGAATACCGAGAACTTGCCGCTCTCGCTAGCTTAGGAGAATATCAGGAAACTTGGACGCATAAAAAATTGTTAGATTATGTTACTTATGAAACTTAAAAGGAGAAGATATGCCAACAGTAAAAGAAATGGCTGAATCGCATCTTGGGAATGTACAGAAAGCGATAGCTGATTTAGAAACGCAAAAAAACCAAATTGATGATGAGATTAAAAAATTACAATCTTATCTGGCAGAAGGTATCAGTACTTTAGGTGGTGATGAGAATGTTTCCAAGGAAAATAATTAAAAGGAGAAGTGTAAAATGAATAATGTTGATTTTTTTACAAGATTGTACAACGTAGCAGATGCATATCATTGGGATATTAATGACAAGAAGGTCACTGCTACATTTCAAAGTGGACCACATCGTGGAGAAACCTTGAATCCAATCACAGCATTGGCTCACAAGTCTGGACTTGGTGTTTTTAATAACACAAGAGAAGGAACACAAAATGCAGCAAGTGCTTTGGGAATTTCTAGAACTTTTGCTAGAAATGTTTACAGTGCTACCATCGGTAGTAATAATCGTGGGAATACGCAAGTGCTTCGTGGAAAAATTCGTTCAGCTTTGGAGGTATAGATGAATATTAATACTTGGTTGGGGTGTGGTAGGTTAACTAAAGATGCAGATTTTAACGTTACCCAAAAGGGTACGTCTATGGCTAAATTTCGCATGGCTGTAAACGATAGGCGTAATGACGACACTTTGTATCTGAATGTTTTGTGTTTTGGCAAGATGGCTGAAGCGCTCAAAGAACATTTGACTAGAGGTAGACTAGTGGGAGTTCAAGGTAAAATCAAGATTGACGACTACCAAGACAAGGAAGGTAATCCAAGAAATTCTGTTTGTGTTATGGCAGATGAAATTTCTTTGGGGCCATCTCCCAATAGTAATAGTGAAACGACAACAAAAGAAAATAATTAACATTTAGTCTCAATTATTAATATTTATTAATATTTAGCGAGTATTGTTGATAACTTTTAGCCGCAATGATTACTTAATAGTTACCTTTAGTGCGCATAGTTGTCAAGAACCCTCAACAGAACTCCTGTTGGGGGTTTTTTTCTAAAGAAGTTACCTTGACATTGACGATAACTGTGTTATAATGGTGTAAAGGAGAAAAGTTATGGGACATGAAGACACAGTACTTAGCCAATTAATTGCGTTTGCAATGCTTGTGTTAGCCGTTTATCATTTTTGCAAAGGTTATAGCAAGGGTTCAAAAATTGACTTGGATAATATAGAAATTTTTAGAGTACAACCTATACAACAACCTCAAGAGTTTAAAGCAACAGTTAAAGCAAAAGTTAAACCAGCATACAGTGACTTTCAACTGGAATGTCTTGCTGCTTTAGAGGCTATTGGTTATAAAACTAAAAAGGAAAGAGTTTTCATATTACACTCTGTGTTCAATGAACACAATCCTTCAACAGTACAAGACTTTATAGCAAAGGTATACAAATGAACAACGTAAAAGGTATGAGGACGTATTTAGCTGGGGCTATGGACAGAGTTATTGACGGTGGAGTTGGCTGGAGAAATGCGATTACTCCAATGCTAAAAGAGTTAAAAATTGATGTTATAGACCCATGCGATAAGCCTATTGAGTCAGCAAAGGAAGGTCCAGACACTAGAACTATTATAAATTATTACAAAGAAACTGGACAGTTTAATAAGATTAGAGAAGAGTATGGTCATATAAGAAACGCTGATCTACGCTGTGTAGATGTTTCTGATTTTATTATTGCTCACATTGATATCAACGTTCACATGTGCGGATCATACGAAGAAATATCTACAGCAAACAGGCAAAAGAAGCCGATACTAGTATGGTGCGAACAAGGTAAAATGCTAGCACCTAATTGGTTGTTTTTTATGCTGCCTCATGAGCATATATTTAGTTCTATGGATCAATTATTAGCTTATTTATATGATGTGTCTAGGTGTGAAGATACGGCTAAACTAAAACGATGGTTCTTCTTTGACAAGAAAGTTGTATAATGAATAAATTAAAACTGCCTGATGTAACACTAATAAGTATTTGTGGAACTCCAAAATATACTCCTATTAGCAAAGTTTCCTTGCATCATTGCCAAAAGTATGTAGAGTTTGGTGATGTTTTGTTATTTTCTAGTGAGGATGACGACGAATTTAAAACTGTCAAGACACCACTTATGGATTTCTGTATGTATAATAAATTCTGTGTAGAAGAATTAAAAAATTATATCAAAACAGACTACTGCCTAATTGTTCAAGAAGATAGTTCTATCACTGATCCAAGTTTTTGGACTGATGACTTCCTAAACTTTGATTACATCGGATCGCCTTGGCCCATGTATAATTTTAGAGTTGGCAATGGAGGATTTAGCTTGAGAAGTAAGAAATTTCTTGAAGAATCATCTAAGATAAAGTATACTGGGGATGCTCATATTAAAGCTGGTTTTGATCAAAAACAGTTTTCGCAAGGACTGTCTACACCAGAAGACTTTTTCCTTTGTTACATAAAACAAGATGAGTTAGAGAGAAATGGTGTTAAATTTGCAGATCCTGTAACAGCATATCAGTTTGCTGTTGAGTATCAGGGGACAGGAGTGTTAGAGGGAGAAGAAGAGAAAGGTGAGTGGATAGTTAAGACTTTTAACCCAATGGAAGTAGAGACTTATAAGTCATTCGGCTTTCATGGACGGTTTAATGTTGGAGGCATGAAAGAGTTGCTAAAAACTAAAAAAGAGATCTACGGAATAGATGAGTTAACTAGTGTCCCATCCTTGTCGAAAGTAACAATGTCTATGAATAAGAAAGTATGAAAATAATGGATTTAAATTTAATGTTCCCAATTAATCAGCTGGGATATGGCATAGCAGGAACAAACATATGTAAAGAGCTGACAAAAATATGTCATGCTAGCCTTTCACCAATCGGTCCAATAGAGGTAGTATTACAGTCGGATGTAGAACCTTTAAAGAAAGCGTTGAGTAATTACCAAATGTTAAACTTTGATGCTCCGTGCGTCAAGATGTGGCATCAGAATGATATGGGATCTTTTGTGGGCAGAGGAAAGAGGATAGGTTTTCCATTCTTTGAAATGGATATTTTTAACGAGATAGAAAAACATCATCTTAACTCATTAGATGCTATATTTGTCTGTTCCGAATGGGCTAAGAACATATGTCTTAAAAATTTAAAACTTAATGAAAATCAAATACATGTGATACCTCTTGGTGTAGACAGAAACTTATTCCCAACGGCTGAAAATAACACTAATAAGAATACAATATTCTTTAATTGTGGTAAGTGGGAGGTTAGGAAAGGACATGATGTACTTGTTGAGGTTTTTAATAAATCATTTAATGAAAATGACGACGTAGAATTGTGGCTTATGTGTAGCAATCCATTTCTTTCGCCAGAAGAATCAAATCATTGGGAATCTTTTTATAAACAATCCAATTTAGGTCATAAAATAAGAATACTTCCAAGAGCAAAGACTCAAGAAGAAGTGTATAATATTATGTCTCAAGTAGATTGCGGAGTCTTCCCCTCCAGAGCGGAGGGTTGGAACTTGGAACTTTTAGAATTAATGTCTTGCGGTAAAAATGTTATAGCAACAAATTATTCAGCCCACACAGAATTCTGCAACAGTGAAAACTGTTTCTTAATTGAGACTACAGAACAAGAAACAGCTTATGATGGAAAATGGTTTACTGGACAAGGAAACTGGGCAAAACTGTCGGAGACGGTAATTCAAGACTTGATAAACAATATGCAAAATGTTCATCAGTTAAAGCAGAATCAAGAGTTAAAGCCAAACCAGCAAGGCATCACAACAGCTGAAAAATTCTCTTGGGAGGAATCAGCTAGAAAGATACTCCACCATGTTCAACATATTCAAAAGAAATAAAGAAGAAACAGAAGTAGAACAAGAAAAAGAATTAGCAAGTGTTAAATTTTATATTACTAACGTTCAAGATCCACCACGGGTTTCAATAAATATAGATAGCTATGACAATGAGTGTATTAACTCTTTATGTTGTATAGTTTCTTTGTTGTCTGAAGAATACCTTACTGTAGAAACTATAAATATAATTAAACAATATATGATAGAAAATGATAAATCTGATATTTTTTCATCAATTGCTTTAAAGCTGGGAGAAATGGAAGCGTTTAAAAAAGAGTTTAAATCCACACCTGAATCGTCACACATAACAGAACCTTGTATTAAACCATCTGACTTATCTAATTACTAATATGAAAAACAAAATAGGTTGGCAAAAATACGAAGCGCTATTAGAAGAGCAGATGTCTTCTACATTCATAACAGACTTATTGAAAAATTCAGTTGACGCTATGACAGAAGAAGACAATACTGAAGAAACGGCGTATCAAGACCAAGAAGAACAAATTGATGATAGTGATTCTATCATGATACCTATGAGTTCCAAACTTATAGAAGATGCTATGATGATTACCAATTTTGACTGTTGGTTGGGTCATACTAATTTTGATATTACTCCTCATGTTAAAAGAATACTAGACAGTACACAAGGCGTTGAGCTATTACGTGTAATGAGTAGGTATCGTTTTTTCATAGGAGTTGGAAAGATGTTTGAATTTACAGAAGTGCGTAAGAATATTGAAGAACAATTAACTCAGGAGACTACGGATGAAAATTGAAAATTGCATAAATGTAAGAATTGAATCAGCTATGAAGAATACGGACATAACCAAGATAATGCACAAAGCATCATCTAAATTTATTAGAAGTTTAGATCCAGACATTATTTATACATGTGAAATAAATGCTTTATGGAAATCTTTATTAAATTTTAAGCCTGAAAAAAACACTAAGTTTACAACGTATTTATACAAAGGTGTAATTATAGAGTGCCTAAAAGCTCTTAAGTTTGAAAAAAAGAGTAATTTATGTAGCAAATCTTTGCATGAAAACATAGCTTTGGCAGATACTGAAGATAGCTTTATGTTTGAAATTTTAGATGAATTAGAAACAGAGGAAGAACAAGAATTGATTATAGATAAGTATAAAAACCTTACTATACAAGAAATGTCTTCCAAAAGAGCTTATAGTCGTGAAACGGTTAGAAAAAAGCTAAAAAAAATATATAGCAAGTTGAGCGAAAATCTTGATTAGTGTATAGATATGTAGGAATAGGACACTAATTTAGGAATTTGACGTAATATCATTTTTTAATATTGGAGATATTATGGCTACAACAACAGCCCAAGGTAGTGGTTCAACCGTTAATGATGGTGGAACTGTAGTAAATGGTGGCAATATTGCTTCTGACGGTCCAATGACTAACAACAGAAGTCTTGTAGAACTTGCCGATGGTGGGACAGATTATGGTTCTAAGGTCGTACAAAAAAACGTTCCTAGTTCTAATGACTTCTCTGGAGTTATTGGAGCAAAAGGCGTTGGCGTTGGAACCTTAGCCTTTGCGCCAAATGCCCAAGAGGGAGAAAGAAATTTCTTAATCAGAGGCGCTGGCACAGCTGAAGGTAATAATGAAATAAATAACTCTTCCAGCGATCTGCTGGTCCTCCCTGCTTCTGAAGTTGCTTTAAGACAGGTTAATCCAATCCACTTAACGATTGCTACTCGTCAACTTGGCGAGGATGATGCTACGTTTGATGTATTGGCAAGACCTTCAACTGCAATGGTTCCGGGGAGATCTAAGGGTACAGACGCTGGATCTGTTTCAACGTTTGTCAATCCTGCTGATGGTACTGCCGCCGTTGCGACAGAAATTCTACCAAGTAGAGCAGTTCCGGGCGAGCTTACTTACCACTTTGGTTCGTTATCCGCTCCTACGACTGACGAATATAAAGCAAGAGATAGTTACGAAGTATAATTTATATTATTATGAGTAACGGGATAGCACCCTTCGGGGTGCTTCCCATTTTTCTTTTTAACTACTTGGAGAAGCAGCAGTGAATGAAATTACCCCAGAAATTATAGCACTTATATGTGGTGGAATTAGCGGTATAACTGGGATTATTACAATTATATGGAAGAAATTTTTGAAACCAATAGTAAAACTATGTAAAAATCAAGATTTCTTTATAGAATCTGTAGAAGAAATTAAAAAAGAATTATCTACAAATGGTGGAAGTAGCCTTAAAGATGCTATTATAGATATGAAGGATACTGTCCATAGAATAGACAGAAGGCAGAAAATAATAGAACAAAGAACCAAAGCAGCATTACATTACAGCAACGAGGCGTTATTTGAAACAGATATAGCTGGCAGATTAGTCTGGAGTAATGCTCATTTTTGTAGATATGTAAGAGATAATCCAAATGATGTATCGGGATTTGATTGGTTGGCTACAATCAAAGAAGATGAAAGAGATGAATTATTAAAAGAATTTCTATCATGCATAAAAATGAATAGAAAATTTAGTAAAGTTACACAAACACAAGATGGTAAAGAAATACGGATGTTGGGTTATCCTTATAAGATAACAGATGTAGAGCATGGTGGCTTTTTAGTTAGTATTATACCTAAAGAAGAAGAGGCTTAAAATGGCAGATAAAAATTCAGCAGCATTTACTTTAAATGTAACAGACTTAATAGATATTGCTAAAAATACAGCATTAGTAGCACTAGCTGCTGGCTTAACGTATTTTGGTGAAAATATGGCAGACTTAGATCTGGGAAATATTGGAGTTATGCTTGTTCCAATTGCCGCAGTAGTAATTAATACTATGGTTAAGTGGGCAAAAAATAACGTACCGGAGTAAAAATATGTTTAATAAACCAAAAGACTTACTTAAAGCTTACAAGGATGGCTTTGTAGGTTCATGGTGTGATCCCGAAGATACAGATAAACTATTAGGAGAACTGCCACATCCACTGTTTGGTGTGGCAGCTCCTGATTTATATGGAACTGGCAAAGGTAAAGTTGCATTATTATACAAGTCTGTACAAAAGTTTGATCCCACGTTTGGAGCGCACGAGCGGCAAACCACAGGCGATTGTGTTTCACATTCTACAAGGAATTGTGTAGACGTTACACGATCTCATGAAATTATTGGTGGTGACAAAGAAGATTTTGTTACCCGCAGTGCTACTGAAGCAATTTATGGATCTAGAGGTCATGGCGGTCAAGGAATGGCTTGCTCAAAAGCTGCTAGGTTTACAAATAAAGATGGTGGCATTTTGCTAAGGAAGGATTACGGCTTTGTTGATTTATCTAAATATAATAGTAGAACGGGAACAAGTTGGGGCAGGTCTGGAGTACCATTAGAAGTCAGAAAAGAAGGCCAAAAACATCAAGTGACAACTGTATCTCTTATAAACACCGTGGATCAGGCAAGAGACGCATTAGCTAATGGGTATGCTATAAGTGTCTGTAGTAATTATGGATTTTCTTCACGCCGTAGTCAACATGGTATAGCAAAAAAAAGCGGGTCATGGAATCACGCAATGTGCTGGTGTGCTATGGACGATTCTCACGAAGTATATAATGAAACTTTATTTTTAATTCAAAATTCTTGGGGTACTTTTAATGGTGGCCCCAAGAGGTTTGAACAACCAGACGGTAGCTTTTGGATTAGAGAAAGAGATGCTGCTGGAATGTTGAGGCAAAACGGAGCTTGGGTATTTAGTGATGTAGATGGGTTTCCACCAAGAAAGGTCGATTGGACCATAAACGAGGTATTTTAATGGCATCTTTATTCAAGAATCTACAGATACGAAGAGGAACGGCAGCAGACTTTAAAGCAACAGATCCAATATTAAAAGCTGGAGAACCAGCTATATCTTTAGATACTGGTGAATTAAAGATAGGCGATGGAATATCTAAATGGTCTGATTTAGCCTATTTTTCAAGCGTATTAGTAAAAACAGCCATAGTCAACATACCTTCTATACAAGCTAATACTTCTCACACTCTAAAAATACCGATAGATAGTATTTCTCTGGATCATGAATATGCTATTGTTACTGCTCCAGATTCTATCCTTCCTGACTATATTGATATTAGATATTCTTACGCATCTGATACAGACGAAGTATCTGTAGTATTAACTAATATTGATAATTCTGTAGTTGATGGAAATGCTAACGGTAATGCTTCAGTAGCTACTAATAATGTTAAATTACATATTCTATGCTATATAACTGACGTTGTTACTGTAACTACTACCACAACAACAACTCCAGACCCAATTGTGGATGATGTATTCTCATTTGGATATAATGAATTTGGTCAATTGGGCTTAAAAGATAAGGCAAATAGGAATATCCCAACATTCATATACGATAATAATACTAAGTGGACACAGTTTGCCGCTGGAAATTATCACACTCTCGCTATAGACTCTGAAAACAACATACACAGCGTTGGCTATAATTATTATGGTCAACTTGGATTAGGAAACAGTGGAGGCGGGACAAATAGACTCTCATTAGAAAAGGTGAGCAAGTCTTACTTTAAAGATGGTAGTGTATACTCCAACAATCCTCAGTGGAGATATATATCGGCGGGTTCGTATCACTCTCTAGCAGTCGATGTTAGTGGTAATTTATTCACATGTGGAGATGGTTCATATGGAGCTTTGGGACTAGGCCATCAAGTTGGTGTTAATGAATTTACACTAGTTGGACAGCAATACTATTTTATAGATCTGGATAGACTTACAGAAAATAGTACAGATGGATCTTGTTTTACACTTAATGAAATCTCAGATCCTAAATATAAATTTGTAGCTAATGGCGATGGAGAATACATAATATCTGGTATTCCAATAAGTAATCCTGTCACTGTAACAATTCCGTATACTAACGGGGTAAGGGGCGGTGGTTTAGATGGCAAATGGTTCAAGGGTGATGATCAATTACTTGCTTACAGTGGAGAAAATCTAGAGACTACTGTAGGAACTAAACATTATTTTTCAGGGAACATATCTATAGATGTCTCTGGTGATTATGGAGCCATATCGCTTCATTCGCTAAATGATAATATGTGTAACTACAATGAAATCATACACTTTCAAAGTCCTAATGCTAGCTGGGAAGATATATCAGCTGGGAATCACCATTCTTTAGGTGTAAAGAACTCTGGACTGTATGCTTGGGGACATAATAGCTATGGTCAGGTTGGAACTGGTAATCATGAAGATGTCCTTATTCCAACCTTAGTAGGTGGAAGTAAATATTATTCACAAGTTGCCGCCGGTAAAAATCACTCTTTAGCTTTAGACTCAGACGGTACAGTTCATAGCTTTGGCAATAATCTTTATGGACAATTAGGTATAGGTAATGCTTCTCACAAGGATACTCCAACTCCAATTCTTTTTGATTTTTCACAGATAAGTGATAGCAATTTCACCAACCTTCCTACAGATGCTAATTGGAATAATGGTGATGGAATATATTTTACACCTCCACTGGCTACTGAAACTTCTTACAATCCTATAGAAAGATATGTCTTAGAAGAAGGTACATACATTATTAGAAATGTTCCTTCTACGCATCCTATAGCTATTTTAAACGGAGGTGTAGAAGATAAGATAACATATAGTGGAGATAATAATGCTGGATGTTTATCAGTAAATCAAACTACTTCTGATGGTAAATATAATTTTTACTGGGGTGATGTTTATATTACTGTAACAGGAGATTTTGAAAAGGTCAGTATTTACTGCGCCAATCATGGATATATGGGTGGCAAAAACTTATTCTTTTACGCAACTCCTTCTTATAATCCTGAAAATATATCTGCTGGTACAAATCATACGGTAATAAGAACTGATACAGATCAAGTTTTAACTTTTGGTCGTAATAATTATGGTCAATTAGGAACTGGAGATAATCAAGACAGAAATGTTCCCTTTAGAGTTAGTGAAGATAATATTAAATATATAGACGCTGGTGGAGACCATACGCTTTTTGTTGATTCAAGTAAATACATATGGTCTTTTGGAGACAATCAACATGGAGAGTTGGGATTAGCAGATAATATAGCTAGATCTACACCTGAAAGATTGAACAACTCTATCAGGTGGAAAAATGTATATGCTGGAGGCAGCCATTCCTTTGCTACCGTTTTTGCTTTTTATCCCAATGTTCCTTCTAATTTTAAAGTCCAAAATGCAGACGACAGTAACCTAGTAGGCAATAGGCAGTTAATGTTAAGCTGGAATCACGTTACGGCGTATGATGAAGCGATTACTCACTACGTAATAGAATACTCAGCAGATAATGGAAATAGTTGGGTAGTCTATGACAATGAGGCTTTAGCTTATAAGTTCTACACTGATAGTTTCTTAGGAGCTACCAGAGAAGATACACAAAGTACAACATTTAGCTACATAATTGACAGTCTAGACAATACATACAATTATCTAGTAAGAATCGCTGGCGTAAATGCTACTGGTACTGGTCAATACATAACAAGTAGCCAGCCAGTTTCTCCAAAGGAAGCAGTAGATTTAGATTTTGCTAATGTACTTCTCTATTCCCACTTGGACAATGGCAATATTGCAGATATATCAAATTACACTTGGCCTCATACCGCTTACTTTAATACGAATGCTACCAGATACCTCGATGGTAACTTTGGAGAAGCTTTGAGATTATATGAGTATGACGGAATAAAATATGATGCTAATCTACACTTAGACGGAGAATTTACTATTGAATTCTTTATTAATCCAAGAAATTACGCAGCTGACACTAGCTCAAGCCGTTCCAATCCTATCATAACACTTAAAAAGAATAGCGAAGAATTTTTGAGGATGGCTTATAACGGTTCAGACGCATCTACCTATACATTTTCACTTTATAAACAGGATGAAACAACTAGCCTAGCAAGCGTTCCTTTGACAGAAATTAATCAGCAAAAGGTGGAAGGATTTGCACATATAGCAATAACAAGAACTAGCGGCGCTCCAGATAATCCATCTAGCGTAGAAGTTGTAAGATTGTTTTACAATGGATTACTAATTGATAGTGGTAGAGATGTAACAGAGTATGATATTAATAATATACTTCTTGGATCTGGTATGAATAGTTTTTATGACTTTGACATAGATGAATTCAGAATTACTAGCGGCGTTAGGTACGATCACGAACAAAGCTTTAATCCCACTACTAAACCATTTGGAATTTAACCATGAGTGAAAATAAAAGTGCTAGCCATATAAAATTTAAAAGAGATACAGAAACAAATCTTGCTAGCTATATAACAACCGTGGGAGAGCCAGTATTATCAACTGATACTAAATTAGTTAGAATTGGTGATGGTGGATCTCATTCAATTATTAGTCCTTTAGCAGATCGTGCATATACTGACGATCAAGACGCTATAACATTAGCTTCAGCCAAGACTTATACTGATACAGAAATTGGTTCTTTAATTGACGGCGCTCCCGATGCTCTGAATACTTTAAATGAAATTGCATCAGCTTTAGATGATAATCCAAACATTTTAGACATTGTTGAAAAAGTCATAAGCGTCGGAGAAATTAGCAATGTCTCTGGAACAAAGAATGATTGGGATTTAGAATCTGTAGATACTAATTTCATTAAAATCAATCCTAATGGAGCATTGACAATTACGGGAATATCTTCTGCATATACTCATAAAAAATTTACGATTGCAAACTCATCATCGTCTTATAGCATTACACTTGTTCCACAGGCCACAGCTAGTCAAGGTGAAAATCAATTAAGGTTCTTAGAAGGAATTGGAGCTGTTCTAGATCCTACAGAGCAAGCAGATTTTATATATGACAGCACTAATGAAGAATGGATAGTCATTAAAAGTGGCGTAAACTCTAACGTTAGGCCTGTCATAAATGCTGGTGAAACAGAAGTAAGTGGCGTGTATAATATGGTAATCATTAGTAGTGCAGCATATACTAACTTACAAAGTAGCAACAATACAGATCCAAATACAATATACTTCGTTCCATAAGGGGTAAATAATGCCAGATTATAGCAAAACAAGAATTCAATTACGTAGAGGAACAGCTGCTGAATTAGCTGCTGCTAATCCAGTTTTAGGACAAGGTGAACCCGCATTTGCTACAGATACAAACAATCTAAAAATTGGTGACGGTTCAACAGCATACTCCAGCCTCAGCGCGATCTCTGGTGGTGGTGGCGGTGGTGGATCTGAAGTAAACGATTTAACGGCAAGTGTAACTTGGGCCAATGTGCCAGATGCTAACATTACCGAGAGTTCGGTTGTTCAACATTCTGGAGCTTTACAAGTCACCGAATCGCAAGTAGTAGACTTGGGGTCATATATCACAACAGAAACAGACCCTGTTTTTATCGCACATACTGTTAATAGCATTACGGATGGGACCGGCTTGTTACAAAATGATGGAGCGGGCAATTGGAGTTACGATAACTCGACATATTTAACCTCAGTGACAAACATAGATACAACTAATTTTAATGCAACAGCAATCGTTACAGAGACTGAAGGTATTAGTAGCAACGATAATGATACTACTCTACCTACATCGGCGGCTGTAAAAGATTATGTAGATAATAACGCTGGTACTACCTATACGGCTGGCGATGGATTGACTCTTACTGGCACAGAATTTAGTGCAGATTTATTAAGCGACACTTCCGCTGTTGCTAATTCTGTGCAAATTACAAACATCGTAGCTATTAGTCAGAATAATTATAATTCCTTGGGTAGCTATGACGCTAATACTCTTTATTACATAACATAGGCTTATTATGAAATTTGGATCTACAGACATTTCGCAACACTATGTTGGTTCATCGTTAGTTCCACGTATTTATAACTGTGAAGATACTAGTTATATACTAAACGAAACCGCCTTTGATGCAGATGTTTTAATCATTGGTGGTGGTGGAGGTGGTGCTACTTCACTTGGAGGTGGTGGTGGTGGTGCTGGTGGGTATAGAACATTTACTAAAAAATATTACACTGGAACAAACTATACCGTAACCGTTGGTGCTGGTGGATCAGCTAATTCTACGGGAAGCGATTCTTCAATAGAAAGAATTGGCTCAGGCGGTGGAGCTGGTGGCACAACAACCGGCGGCAACGGTGGTTCGGGTGGTGGAGGACAGGGTTTTAGCTCTTTTTCTGGTGGATCGTCCACATCGCCAAGATGCAACGGTTCTGCACAAGGTAATGGTGGAAGCGGAGGGAACGGCACATTTGCCCAAGGTGGTGGAGGAGGTGGCGCTTCTACTGCTGCTTCTGGTGCTGGCAATGGAGGCAATGGAACAGCTAGTTCAATTACAGGATCTAGCATAACAAGAGCTGGCGGTGGAGGCGGTGGAGACACAACTGCTGGGTTTGGATTTGGTAGTCCTAGTCCCGGTTCTGGAGGTTCTGGTGGAGGTGGCAATGGTGGTTCTGGCAATACTTCTGGTAATGCATCACTAGCCGCTGGAGCAAACGCTACGGCAAATACAGGATCTGGAGGAGGAGGAGGTGCTTACTACAAAGACGGCGGTAGCAACAGCAGTGGTGCTGGAGGTAATGGTGGTTCTGGATTTGTTGTTTTAAAATACCCCAACACAAAAACAATTACCGTTGGAGCTGGATTAACTTCATCCACAATTACAGCTGGAGATTATAAAATCACACAAATTACAGCTGGCACAGATACAATAAGTTTCTCATAAGGATATAACATGGCACATTACGCTTTACTGGATGAAAACAACATTGTCACACAAGTCATCACTGGAATAGACGAAGGTGGTGATACTGATTGGGAAGCATACTACGCTGATAAAACAGGACAAACTTGCAAACGAACATCTTATAATACAAAATTTGGTATTCACACAGAAGGTGGTACTCCCTTTAGAAAAAACTATGCTGGCATTGGATATTTATATAATCAAGAAAAAAATGCATTTATTCCTCCAAAGCCGTATAATAGTTGGGTTCTTGTAGAGGACTCATGCGATTGGAAAGCTCCCGTTCCCATGCCAACAGAACCGTTAGCGGAAAACGAATTTTATGTTTGGAACGAACAAACAACGAGTTGGATTATTTCTAATTTGGAATAGAAAATATCATGCCACCAATTTACTTAGGAGACGTACCCGTAATAGTGTATAAAGGAGAGGTGGCTATAACACCAAATATAGCTCCAGCTTACATAACTTAAAACAAGGAGAATTAAATGGCAATCGTATCAACAACAGACGTAGTAACAAATCCAGACACTAGTAGAGAAGTTGCTAGAAATGCAAGTGTAGTATGCACATGCTTTCCCACGGGAGAATCTTTTACTGTGAATACAAATACAGATAGTAATTTTGTAAACTTCGACACAAGCTTAACCTATGCAGCACTTGAAACGTTATATACTGCAAGGTTTGACGACATTGCTTATTACAATGCTGTTGATGGGGGTACTCCATGAAAAGAATTCTGGAAGTTGCTTTCATTATAATTGTGGGTTTAATTTTAATTAATACACAAAATGTTATTAAAGATAGTAACCCTTGGTCAAATGGTTTTGATAATAATTTTAGTTGTAATACTGATGCTATAACTAAAATGTATGCAGGGTATGTAGAGCAATGGAAAAAAGATATTGCTTATTCATTTGACGAAGCAGAAAAAGAAATATATGGATCAAAGCCTATTCCTGACATTGTGGGTCCAGACCCCGACCCAAAGAAATGCATATGTAAAGGAAGTGGAGTTATAAAACAAGGAGATGGTCATACAACACCTTGTCCTTATCATGGAAGTAAATATATTAGACCTCTCATCATACTGGAGAATTAAATGGAAATTGATACAGAAACTTTATTAAGAATTTTTGCAATAGTTATTGCTGGCTCGTTATTAGTTTCAGGTTTTAACTTATCAAAGCCTTTAGATTATATAAAAAATTTATTTAAGAGAAGAACTCCTGTTACACCAGACTCAAATAGCGAAGTGTCTTTCTTGCAAATAGTAGATTCTTGGCACACTTTAAGAAGTCAGTGTGAACAATATGGATTAAGAGATGCCGTAGAAAAAATTGACGAGGTATTTCCTCTATTAAACACGGAGGACTAATAATGAAAAAGAACTTTATTGCTATAGTATTGTTGCTATACGCTGTTTTTGGTGGCGGTACGCTTGACTTATTAGATAAACCTATCCCAAAACCAGAACCAGAAGCTAAGATATTAAATATAGATAAGCCCAGCGAAGATGTAATAGATAGAGTTAAAATATTCTCTAGTCTCATTACAGAGCCAAGCGACAGAGCTAAAATTGCTATTTTTAATTATCAGTTTGCAGAAAGAGTATTAGGATATGAAACTACAAATCAACAAGTAAATGATGTATATTCGTTAGCTGGTAAAACTTTCTTCAAACAAGATCTAGTAAATAAATATGATGGTTTAGCTGAAAAGATTGTAGAACTGTTAGAAGAAATTCTATCTGAAGATAATGCAGTAGTTTCTCAAGAGCAAAAACAAAAACTGAATGAATATTTTATGGGTGTGTCTTGGGTTTTAATTCAAAAGGATTAGATTATGTCGCCAAAAGAAATTAGTGAAGTGTTGTTTAAAATTTTTAGTGATGAAGGTTTTGCAGTAAATGGAATCAAAGTTAAATCTGAAAGTCCTTTGACTGCAAATATCAATAGCGAAAACGGTCGAACCACTATTAGCTTTGGAAATAATTTTCCTAGAGCAGAAATAACTAAGATCATTACTCTCTATGCATATATAGAAGAATTAATTTTTGAAAAAGAAGGTGGTACTATTAGACTGAGGAACTTTCCAGACATTAGTTTTGGATACGGTAAGTCTTTACTGAGAGAGTTTTTAGATCATATAACTTTTGCAGGCCAAAATGATTTTGCTGATTGTATAGAACAAAAATACTCAGACCCAACAAAAAGAAAAATCGCTACAGACTGCTTGCAATATGCTAACGAATGGGCTACAATAGTGAGTCAATCTGGAGGGTTTTGTGGAATAAACTCGTCAGATAAAATTGCTCTTAAAAAACAATGCCAAGACTTTGTTGTAGATAATGTCAGAAGGAACGCAAGAGAGAAAAAATATGGGTCCGTAGTATTGACGTATCTCTTAGTATTTATTATAATTCCAGCAGTTGCCAGATTTATTATTGTAAAGTTGCTTGACAAATATTTTGATTAATTTTTACATACAATTTAATTTTACTTAAACAACATGAGGATATCGTACATGTCAATTAAATCCTTGATGAATTATACATTCGTTTCTAAATACGCAAGGTGGGATGAGAACAAAGAAAGAAGAGAGACATGGGGTGAATCAGTTGATCGAGTAAGACAGATGATGTTTGATAAGTATGTGGCTGGTAGTATACATCAACAGACGACACCTCCCCCAGTGGCAGAAATTGCAAGGTATATTGATCAAGCATATGGAGACATGAAAAAGAAAAAGATTCTTGGTTCACAAAGAGCTTTACAATTTGGTGGACCTCCAGTGTTTAAACACAACGCTAGAATATATAACTGTATTGCTTCATATATTGACAGAACAAGATTTTTCCAAGAATGTATGTATCTATTATTATGTGGGTGTGGAACTGGCTTTTCTGTACAAAGACATCACATTGCTAAACTACCCAACTTAATTAAAGGAAAAAATGGTCAAAAGAAATTTGTGATTAAAGATTCTATTGAGGGGTGGTCAGATGCAGTGGGCGTTCTTGTTTCTAGTTACTTCAAGGGAGATAATCTTTTCCCTGAATACAATGGTAAAACAGTTGCTTTCGACTACTCAGAAATACGTCCAGCAGGCTCTCATTTAAAGTCTAGCGGAGGAAAGGCTCCCGGCCCAGAACCTTTAAAAAAAGCCCTTACAAGCATCAAGAAGACCCTTGATGGAGCTATTAGAAATGGACAGAAGAAACTTAAACCCATTGAAGCATATGACATAGTAATGTATGCCGCCGACGCTGTAATTAGTGGCGGTGTTCGTCGTAGTGCTACAATCTGTGTGTTTTCTGCTGACGATGAGGAAATGGCAAAGGCTAAAACTGGATCGTGGTTTACTGATAACCCACAGCGTGGACGTTCTAATAATTCTGCTTTGCTTTTGCGAAACGAAACGACTAAAGAACAATTTGCTGAACTTATGCAATCTGTAAAAGAGTTTGGCGAACCCGGATTTGTGTGGTCTGACTCTACAGAATTGATCGTCAACCCCTGTGTTGAGATTGGCATGTGGCCTGTAGACGAACAAACAGGAGAAACTGGATGGCAGGCTTGTAATCTATCGACTATTAACTGCTCTAAAGTAACAACCAAAAAAGAATTTTATGAAGCGTGTGCTTCTGCTGCAATCATTGGAACGCTACAAGCTGGATTTGCTAGCTTCCCGTATCTTGGCGAGGTTTCAGAAAGAATTATAAGCAGAGAGGCTTTATTGGGAGTGTCAATGACAGGGGTTATGGAACAACATGAAATCTGTCTTGATCCAGAAGTGCAAAAGAAGGGCGCAGAAATAGTTAAAGAAACAAATAAGAAATTAGCTGCACTGATTGGTGTTAATCAAGCTGCACGTACTACGTGTGTTAAGCCAGAAGGAACATCAAGTTGTATTCTTGGCACATCTTCTGGCATACATCCACATCACGCCAAGAGATATATCCGTAGAGTTCAAGCAAATAAAATGGAGCCAATCTATCAACACTTTAGAAGCATCAATCCTAGAGCTTGTGAAGAATCTGTATGGTCTAACAATGACTCAGATGATGTTGTGTCGTTTTGCGTAGAAGTTCCAGATGGTGCAAAAATTAAAAATCAAGTTGGCGCTATTGATTTACTTGAATATGTAAAGAGTACACAGCGCAACTGGGTTATCAGTGGTACAAATCCTAAGCAATGCACTCAGCCTTGGTTAACACACAATGTATCTAATACTATCAATGTTAAACCAGACGAATGGCAAGAAGTTACAAACTTTATTTATAAAAATCGTAAGTATTTCTGTGGTGTTTCTTTATTACCAATCGCTGGAGATAAAGACTACGCACAAGCTCCATTTACAACGGTGTATTTACCTAGTGAGCAGATACAACATTACGGAGACGCTGCGATGTTTGTAAGCGGCCTGATTGAAATTGGTTTGTCTTTATATGAAGATAATCTTTGGTCTGCTTGCGATAGTCTCTTAGGCCTTGGTCAAAAAATTAAAGGCAACGGAAAGAAAGAATATTTAGATAAGTGCCAAAAATTTGCTGACAGATATATGAACGGAGATCTAAAACAACTTACCTATTGCATGAAAGATGTGTATAACTGGAAAGAATGGCTTGATATTAAACGAGAATACAAGGATGTTGATTATACAGTAGTGATAGAAAAAGAAAATAATGTTAATCCAGTTCAAGAGGTAGCTTGCGCTGGCGGGAAGTGTGATATAATTTAGGAGGTTCACATGATGGGATTTGTAGCTTATAAATTACTGACTGAAACTGCACAGATGCCTTTCAAGTCTCATAGAACAGATGCTGGCTTTGATTTATTTGCAGACGAAGATGCTTGGATATTTGCAAAAGAACGACAAACAATTAAAACTGGTATCTCGTTTGAGATGCCTCATAATATGGCTGGATTAATTTGGCCCAGATCTGGGCTATCAGTTAAGAAGGGCATAGATGTACTAGCTGGAGTCGTAGACTCTGGCTACAGAGGGGAGATCATGGTTTGTTTATACAATACTTCTGACGAAGATGTAGAAATAAAACATGGGGATAGAATCGCTCAGATTATATTCCAAGAGGTTCCCGTTATCTCTTTACTCTTAAGAGAAGAATTGGAGACCTCACAACGAGGGAGTAATGGTTTTGGCAGCACAGGCACATAACAACAGAAAAAAGCGTAAAGAACAAAAAGCATGTAAACCAAACGTACTGGAGGCTAAGACTGAAAACCAAAAAATATATATAAGATCTATTATAGAAAACGATGTTATATTTTGCACAGGTCCATCTGGTAGCGGTAAATCTTTTATACCAGCAGGATTAGCAGCTCAAAAATTACTTAGAGATGAAATAGATACAGTCATTGTTACTAGACCTCTAATTTGTACTGGTAGAGATCTTGGATCTTTACCGGGAGAGCTAAACGATAAAATAAAACCATACCTACAACCTATGGAAGAAAATTTAAAATTCTTTTTAGGCAGAGATAAGTTTGGAATGTATTTTAATCAAAGAAGAATTAAGTTTGAGCCATTAGAAACCATGAGAGGATCTACTTTTCATGACTCTATGATGATTTTAGACGAAGCTCAAAATTGCAATAGGGAACAAATTAAGATGTTCATTACGAGAATGGGAAATCATTCTACAGTTATTATTAATGGTGATAATAAACAGACTGATATATCTAGAGATAGCGGTCTTGATTTCTGCATTGAAAGATTATCTAGTGTAGATGGTGTCGGAATTTGCAAATTAGAGTATCATGATATACAGAGGAATGGAATCATTGGCAAGATTTTATACGCACTGGAGAGTTAATGCTATACGATTATGAATGTGAAGCCTGCGGACATGAGATAAAAGATGTATCTCAATCTATAAAAGATGACGCTTTAACACAATGTCCTGAGTGTAATAAGAATTCTCTACAAAGAATTATATACGGAGGCATTCACGCAAGCGTTAAGCGTGGTAGTCCTACAACTATTGGACAGCTTGCTGAACAGCGCTATGAAGAAGGTAACAATACTCTGCCTGATGGAAGAGTTATTACTAAGGTTGAGTGGAACAAGTCAGACATGAGAGAGCGTCAGGAAAAAAGAGCGCACGACAAGAAAACAAGAAAACAAGAAGAGGCAGCAAAGAAAAGTAAATTAGATAAGATTAATAAGATGAGTCCAGAACAAAAAAGAAATTATATAAGGAATGGTGAGTAATGAAATACATAGATAATGCTGAACAAAGCGTTGAACAAATAAAAAATAAAAGAACTATGTACGACGCAAAAGGTAATGAAACAGATAAGCAACCACTTGCAATTGCGCATTCTTTGCAACAAAAATTTTCAGATGGTACTGAATCTAGAACATTTTATGTAAGTACGATAAACGGATTGCTTTATGATCCTTTGGGAATGGATAGTAATAAAAAAAAGAACATGAATTTTTTATTAAAACCAGTTCATCAGCAAACTTTTGACTATTACATAATGTATCTTCAGAGTAATAATTCATTGTACCTCACTCGCGCTCAAAGGAGTTTTATAAATGGCTAAAATCAAAAGAGGACCACTTAGTAAAGCGGAAATATATTACATTGAGGGTAATAGAAATGAGCTGACTATTGAAGTCATAGCTGAAGACTTGACTAGATCAAAAGTCACTATTGAAAAATACTTAAAAAAGAATCCACCTAAAGGATTAACCGTTGGAGATCAATTCGCTCGACAATCTGGTGCTACGATTATGACAGAAAATGCGTCCAGCATGGCAGACGCACAAAAGACTAGTTTTGAAAGACCCACTTCTAAGTGTATAACAAATATAAAATGAATTATCTTTTTGGATTTGAACAATTTAGAGAAGCATACTTGCAACTGTCTGAAGAGGACAGAAGAAAAATTTGGATTTTGATTAAGACTTCTGACGGTCAAGATATTTATTTATCAGACTACAACCAGTGGTTAACAGTCGGAGATTATTGTAAAAAAATGCAAGTGACTATAGACTCCGTAAGCTTGAAATATAGCAGCAGAGAAGTAACAAAAAACACAATTGATGCTGACGGAGTGTATCTATCAAAGACGGTAAAAGGAAAAATGGGTGGAGAAACACAACATTGCTATGGAATAGGGTACGTCAAAGATGGTTTAGTCAGTAGAACTCTTTGGACAACTCCAGAGTTAATAGAAGATATAACATTTGAAGATAAGGTAGAAGATTGCATACAAAAAGCTTTGGTTATTTATGAAAAAGAAACCTAAACTATTTAATAAAAAGTATCAAAAAGAATGGTCAGAAACTCACAGATATAAACACCAGACAACTGGGGAATACTGTACATCTGAAGCTTTTATTGCAGAATATCTAATCCTGAGATGGACAGAAGAATTCAAGATGGAAAAACCATCATACAAGTTCTGGACAAAGGGAGATAAATATCATAGACCTTTTATGAAGAATATGAAAGCAACTCAGAGTCTTCTAAAGAAGTATGACCCCGCAACTATTCTCGCAGCAATCAGGTCTAAGCACTTTGAAAAGATATACCACATCGGACTAAATGCTGGTGGGCCTAGAGGATGGAAATATAATCAGGTTGCAATAGAAGCCATAAAGAGGTATCATAAAGAACAGAAAGATTGTTTGAATCTACGCGAAGAGTCTTCCAAGGAAGTAGATATTCCTGAAGTTAAAGAAAAAAAGTTGAAGACGAGGACAAAACAATATTCACAGAAGAAAATTTCACTAAACAAGTTGAGGAATAAATGAGCAAAGTGAAACGTAAGAAAGTTGCCAATAAATTTGACACTGATGTAGTAAGCAATTCCGTGGTTAGTAAGTACGGCGATGTTGTTAGCACTGGTACTGAGGTGTTAGAAAATATTAACCAGTTAGAAGTAATTGGTGTATCTCCAGCTTTAGACATTGCTCTTGGGGGTGGCTTAAGAGAAGGATCTGTTGTTGTAATGACAGGAGATCCAAAGTCAGGAAAAACAACAACAGCGCTGCACTTTGCAGCAAAGTGTCAAGCTCAAGGCAAACGTGTTATTTATCTTAATACAGAGGGTAGACTATCAAAACAAAACTTTGATGGCATCAAAGGTCTAGATCCTGAAGGTATTCTTATCGTACAGTCTACAGATGATAAGATTTTATCAGCAGAAGAGTTTTTAAATATTACAGAATATTATATTAATAACGATCCCGGTTGTTTAATCATTGCAGATTCATTGTCAAACATGGTTCCATCAGTAGAGCTAGACGGCGAAGTTCGTACAGGTGTACGCAACGCATTGCCTCGATTACTATCTATGTTTTTCAAGCGTATTAGTGGCTCTCTCATGAAGAACAAAACAATTCTTATTGCTGTAACCCACAACATTGCAAATACTGGTGGATCACCATACGCGCCAGCAAAGATGGCAGACTGTGGCAACATGCTACAATATCAGGCTGGTACTAATATGGTTATTACCCACCGTGGACGCTGGCAAGTTCCCAAAGATACTGGACCTCATGTTGGTCAAATTGCCAACTGGAACATTAAAACATCTTGCGCTGGCGGCACTCCCAATAGTACGGCAGAAAGTTGGATTCGATATGGAATTGGTATTGATGAAACTCAAGAAGTTGTACAAATTGCATGTGAGTTTAGATTAATTAAAACTGCTGGAGCTTGGTACACAATACAGTGCGCACTTGATAACCTAGAAGATCCAGTAATACAAAAACTTTTAAGTGATAATAATATTTCTGACAAAGAAGAAGACATAGAAAGATTTTTTAAGTTTCAAGGTTCTAACAATACTTTAGAGTTTTTAAATAATCATCCAGAAATGTCATCTTTTATATATAGTAAAATTAAGGAGTTATTTTAATGGAAGTAGATATAACTAAGACAGAAGCTTGGAGAATGCTAGACGCACTGCAAGCTTACAAGCAAGATTATGAACTTACTGTAGCCGCATTAAAGACTATAAGAACGTCTGAGAGAAAACTTAAAAAAATAGTTAACAGTACAAGTAAAAAATAAAACTAAAGAAAATAGTAAACTCATGAGCATATATAGCATATTAGAAATAGCTTTTGGGGTATTGACCGCAAAGCTAGCAATAGGAGTTATCAATGAAGGTTACAGGTTTAAATGGCAGAGAGTACGTATGGAATTTAATAAATTATACCGTAGACGCAAACGACAAAAGGAAAAGATCGAAGTACCATGTGCGGGCAAGGAAAGTTTTGAAACAAATTTTCCACTCTTACAGAATCTTAGAAGAAGTCAAACTACCGGGAAGTACCCAAAGCCACCGAAAGGGTGTCCTTTTCCTCGATTTTTTGATCCCCCAAATTAAATTAGCCATAGAAGTTCATGGTCAGCAACACTATGAGTACATACCATTCTTTCACAAAAATAAAGCAGACTTTGCTATTGCAAAAGCTAAGGATGAAGATAAAATAGAGTGGTGTGAGTTGAATAAAGTTGATATAATAGTATTGAAGTATTCAGATACAGACGAGCAATGGAGAGATCAAATTGAAAACAGCGAATGAGCAGTTGGCTGACTTGAAAGCTATGGTTGATGACTTTCTAAACGCTAGCAATGCTAGGTTCAACAAGAAGTTTAGGGAGGATTGGCATAGATGTGCTAATGCTGGCAAAGATACTATAGGCACTCTCACTAAAGACGAGCTATTCACTTGGGCTTATGAATTGTACAGTTTCTCTACGCATCTACAAGATGAATTAAACATGCAGAAGATTGCGCTAAATTGGTGCAATGATAAACTGAATAAAATGGTTGCAAAAAATCACGATCAATTCAGTAAGTATACTAAATATGAGGAACGCAGGCCACTTATAATTGTAAATGATGAATATGCAGCTACAGTAGACCACTACCGTGAGGTTGCAGAGTCAAGAGTTCAAGCCCTTGAGGGTAAGATTTATGAACTAAAACGCAAAGGAGATATATTAATGGAAAAAGGAAAAAGAACATGAACTTAACAGCGCTAGTTGCTAGCTTAAGCGACGAAGAGAAACAAGAATTGTTGGAAATTATTTCTTCTACTAATGAAGATGTAATAAAAATTAAGAATGAACCTCTTAATACACATCCTCCTTTTATAGACGATAGTAGTTTGCAGCATGAAGAGCCTATATCAAAAACTGTTGATGGAGATTTTACTATGAACAAAAATACAAACAGCGAAAAGAAGAGAGCTAAGGTTCAAGCGAGGGAAAATGAATGGATAGACACGGGGGAAGCTAAAGACGTTGAAACTCCTAAAGTAACAAGGACTCCTCGGAATAGATCAGCACCTAAGAAAAAAAATGTAAACTGTCACGCTTGTGGAAAAACATTTCAAATTAGTCCGTCACTGATGTTTGGAGAATACTATCGTTGTGATAGGTGTTCAAGTAAAAGTTAGTGTAATTAATTATCTTTAATCCCAATGATTGTATACGCTATGATCTTTAGAGGGTATGATTGTTAATGACATTTAAATCAAAGGAATATCTGTGGAAGAAAAGTTATTAGACGTTGGTGCTGAGAGAGCAGTCCTTTCTGGATTATTACAGCATGGCATTGATGGATACATAAATGTTGATGGATTTATAACTAGAGATAGCTTTGTGCATGTAAATAATAAAATGATATTTGCATGTATAGAAGATGTAATATCTAATGATCAGACTCCAGACATATCTACTATACTGGCATCAGCAGAAAAGTTAAAAGTAGTAGAGCAACTAAGCACAAAGCAAGAGCTAAAGTATTTACAGACTCTATATGACTTTCCCATAATGGTGGAAAACATACTTGGTTTCGCTATTCAAATTAAGAAGTTTGAATTTGCCAGAAACATAAGGAAGCTAACAGATAAAGTACATAGTGATGTAGGAAAGATTGATGGAACCGAAAGTGTAGATGAAATTATTAGGATTCTAGAAGATCCAGTAACAGATTTTTTAAGAGAAGACGATGGTGGAGAGAATCCAGAAAAAATTGGAGAGGGTATAGAGGATTATGTCAAATTTTTGGAAGAAAACAAATGTGATATTATTGGTATACCAACGGGATTCTCGCGCTACGATGAAGCCATTGGTGGTGGTTTGCGACGTAAGTGCGTTGACCTTGTTTCTGCAAGACCAAAAGTTGGTAAGTCGGTATTTGCTGACAACGTTGCCCTCAACGTATCTAAGTTAAAGATTCCAGTGTTAGTACTAGATACGGAAATGTCTAAAGAAGATCACCTTAATAGACTCATAGCAAATATTAGTGGAGTGCCGATCAATGAGGTAGCTACTGGAAAATTTGTGGATGAAGAATCAAAAAGAGATAGAGTACAAGAAGCTGTTAAGGAAATAGATTCTATACCGTATAGTTATGTCAGTGTTGCTGGTAAGCCGTTTGAACAAATACTAAACATGATCAGAAGATGGGTAGTGCAAGAAGTAAAAACAGATGAGAACGGTAAAACGAATGAATGCTTAATCATCTATGATTATTTAAAGCTAATGTCATCTTCATCAATTACAAACAACATTCAGGAATATCAAGCACTAGGATTTCAAATTACATCTCTTCATAATTTATGCGTTAAGTTAGATGTACCTTGTCTATCCTTCGTGCAATTAAATCGTGATGGAATAAGCAAGGAAAGCACAGATGCAGTAAGTGGATCAGATAGGCTTATCTGGTTATGTACTTCATTCAGTATTTTTAAAGCAAAGTCTCCAGAAGAGTTAGCAGAGGATGGTCCAACTTCAGGAAACAGAAAGTTAGTACCCATTGTTAGTCGTCATGGAGCGGGAATGGATGACGGAGACTATATCAATATGCAGATGATAGGTTCACACGCAAAACTGTTAGAGCTGCAAACCAGAAACGAAATTAAAAATTCTCCCGTAGGAGATACTGGATTAATTAACAATATGGACAAGGTGAAAGATGAACTTGAAGCAACTGAAGACTCATCTGAACAATAACGCAGAGTTAGTGTTTGAAAAATTAAATATGAAGTGTGAGTCATTTAATAATAATATATACTCAACTTGTCCTATTCATGAAGACAGTGATAATCCTAGAGCTTTTTCTTTTTGTCCAGAGAGAGGCATTTGGAAGTGCTGGACTAGAGACTGTCAGGAAGAACATAGCAACGATATATTTGGATTAATTTTAGGAGTATTATCTAAAAAACGTGGTGAGGATTTAGAGTTTAAAGATGTCCTCAAGTGGGTTACTCAGGAGTTTAGCGTATACACAACACAAGGTCCAATAAATCAAGAGGTGTTGGACGAGGATTATTTTTCTTATATTACAAAACATATAAACATTAAGCAAAGAACTAATATAGATAAAGAGGTTGAGCTAAATTTTTCAGCTAATGTTCCTTCAGATTATTTTTATGATAGAGGCTTTAAAAAATCTACTCTTAAATATTTTTCTGTGGGAGATTCCAGCGAAACAGGTATAATGAAATATAGATCGGTAATACCAATACATAATGATGATGGCTCTAAGGTGGTTGCTGCCATAGGTCGATCAGTAAAAGAGTACAGACAACCTAAGTTTTTATTCTATCCTACTGGTTTCAACAAAAGGTTTTATTTATATAATTATCATAATGCAATCAAGACGGCTTATAAAACTTCATGCTTGTATATACTAGAAGGTCAAGGAGACGTTTGGAGAATGCACGAAGCAGGAGTCCAGAATGCTGTAAGTATATTTGGTAAGAATATTTCGCAAGAACAAATGAATAAAATAACTAAGCTTCCAGTTACTAGGTTAATTATATTAACAGACAATGACCAAGCTGGAAGAGAATCCAAGGTAGAAATACAAAGAAAGCTTTCTCGTATGTACAAGCTTACTTTTCCTCAATTGTTACAGAAAGACGTTGGAGACATGAGCGTTAAAGAAATCAAAAAAACATTATTAAGTAGCCTAGAAGGAACATATTAATGAATAAAATAATTGGAATATCTGGAAGAAAGCAATCTGGAAAAAATACAGTAGGCAATATTATCAATGGTATTGTTTTACAGAGTCTAAACATGATTCAAGACTATAGTATTGACGATTTAGGAAATTTGCAAATTAAAACAGCAACCTCTAATGGGGATATTGGGTGGGGGATATTTGATGTGCTTAGACGTGATGAAGAGTTTACTTCATATGCAGAGTCAAACCTCTGGCCTTATATTAAAGTTTATCACTTTGCAGATTACCTAAAGAAAATGAGCATAGATTTATTCGATCTAACTCCAAGTCAAGTTTACGGAACAGACGAAGATAAAAACACAGAGACACCATACGGTAAGACCGCAAGAGAGTTTTTACAGTATCTAGGTACAGATGTTATGCGTAATATTAAAGATACGATATGGGTAGATTATACAATCAAAACAATACAAGATGAAAGTTCTTCAGTTGCTATAATACCAGATGTAAGATTTCCTAACGAGGTAGAAGCCATACAGAAAGCTGGAGGAATAGTATTAAGATTGAGTAGAAATCCTTTCAATTCTGATCATTTGTGTGAGTCAGCGTTGGATAAAGGTAACTATAATTGGGATAATTTCGATGAAGTTATTGACAATGAAGACTTGACAATCGTAGACCTTGTACAAAAAATAGAAACCTTTAAATGGATTTGGAGCTAAAAATATGTTAGTTACTTATATAAGGTCATCTAGTTATAATAATTATGCATATTGTCAAATGCAATACTTTATAACTTATGTTCTTGGATATCAAACTCTTAGTGGTAAAAAAGCAGTGCAAGGCACTATAGTGCATAAAGTACTAGAGGTATTGGCTAGTCTACAGCTAGCAAAACAAAACGCTGGAAAGAAAAGAAAGCTAGTAATAAAGGATGACATGCTAGGAGATCTTTCTATTAACAAATCTCATTTAGACACTTACGATATAGTAAATGAATTGCTTGAGCAGAGTTTTGATAGCTATGCAGAACAAGAGAACCATCATGAATGGCTCAAAAAAGATAGAGAAGAATGTAGAAAGTGGACTTGGCAAGCAATACAGTGGAATGATGGTCAGTTTGACCCAAGGAATAGGAACATAGTTGCTCCAGAACCACATTTTGATATACCTATTGACGAGGATTGGGCCAAATTTAAGTACAAAATGCCCAACGGTGAAGAGGTTGAAGGACAGTTAGCTATTAAAGGTACGATTGACCTAGTTACACAGACGGATGATGACACAATAGAGGTAGTCGATTGGAAGACGGGGCGAAGAATTGATTGGGCAACAGGAGAAGAAAAGACTTATGAAAAACTGCTATCTGATCCACAGTTATTACTATATAATTATGCAATATCTAAGCTATTTCCTCAATATAAACAAGCAATTATGACCATCTTCTTTATTAAGGATGGTGGTCCATTCTCTATGTGTTTTGATAGATCAGATCATGATAAATTCTTAGAAATGCTCAAAGATCGTTTTCAAAAAATCCAGCAAAATGTGTCCCCAGCACCCATTTCTAGCACCAGAAGTAGCTTTAAATGTACAAAACTCTGCCATTATTACAAAAACAATTGGCCCGGAACAGACCAAAATATGTGTATGTATATAGAGAAGCATCTCAAAGAGAATGGTATGGATAAAACCATAAAAGACTGTACTAGAGAAGGATTTGACATAGGATTTTACGAGGCTCCCGGATAATATGAAAAAAATAATAACGCTAGGTATGGCGACATATGACGATCATGATGGAGTATTTTTTAGTATACAAGCATTACGCATGTACCATGAAATATTTAATACTGATCAAACAGAGATAATTTTAGTAGATAATAATCCAGATTCGCCTCATGGTAAAGCTAATGAAAAGTTTATGAAGTGGATTAAAAATGGAATATACATACCATACACACTAAAGAAAAGCACGGCTGTCAGAAATGAAATTTTTAGACAATCTAAGAGTAAATATACCATCTCTATGGATTGTCATGTATTAATATTTAACGGAGCTATATCGTCACTATTAGAATATTATTCCAAGAATCCAGACTGTAAAGATATAATAACTGGACCATTAGTATATGATGGTTTAGACACTAAAAATCCTTCAACACATTTCAAACCGGGATGGTCTTCTGGAATGTGGGGCACTTGGGATACAAACCATGAAGCGTTACGAAAGGGAGATCCATTTGAAATACCCATGCAGGGGTGTGGACTATTCTCATGCGAAACAAAAAATTGGGTTGGTTTTAATAAAAAATTCAAAGGATTTGGTGGAGAAGAAGGATATATACATGAAAAGTTTAGACAGTTTGGTGGTAAAGCAATTTGTTTACCTGAACTCAAATGGATGCATAGATTCTCTAGACCTCAAGGTGTACCGTATCCACTGATTCTAGAGGACAGAATATGGAATTATTTTATAGGATGGTTAGAGCTAACGCAAGATCCAGAACACGAAATGATAACAGGCGCTTACGAACATTTTAAAGAAAAAATTCCTCCCGGCAGCATTGATTACTTACTTAATTCTGCTATCAAACAAACTTTATAAGGAGACTATTATGTCTTATGTAGAAGAAGCTGACGAAGAGTATAATTTTCAAACTTATGGGTCTACAGAAGAACTGACAGAAGAAAATTTTTATCTTCCATCAGAAGCAGAGTACGAAGACTTTGGAGAAGAAGTAGAAGAATACGATGCTGCTTCGTTGTGGGAGAATATTCGCAAGAAGAAGGAACGAGAAGGTAAGAATTACAAGCCAGCCAAGAAGGGTGATAAAGATAGGCCAGATCCAGACGCTTGGAAAAAGGCACAATCAGAACCTTCTGATAAACAAAAAAAATCTCTTGATGTAAACAACGATGGCAAAGTAAGTAAAGAAGACTTTGAAATATTACGTAAGAAAAAAAATAAAGAATCAGATGGGTGTGGATGTAAGGGTATGGCAGCAGAATATCAGGGCAGAAAAGTTAAGCTTGGAAAGCCATTCTTAACTCCAGATGGGCCTAAGAAAAGAAGCGTTTATGTCAAAAATGGATCTGGCAATGTTGTTAAAGTAAACTTTGGCGATCCTAACATGTCTATCAAGAAGGATAATCCAGCAAGAAGAAAGTCTTTTAGAGCTAGACATAACTGTGCGAACCCCGGTCCAAAATGGAAGGCTCGTTATTGGTCTTGCAAGGCGTGGTAATATGGAACTCAAGAAAAAATGGAATAATCATTTAGATGAAAACAACATGACTTATTGGCAACATTTTAGATTTGCTGTATATCATGGGTTAATATGTATAAGAGCTGGTGTATATCTATGTATACATGGTTTTTTACCATGCTTTAGACGTAGAGCGGGCACTAGGTTAGTTCAAAGATTAGACAAAGTATTTACTGAGAGAGAATATGAGCTTAATAAATAAAGTAGCAGCAATTATAGATTCCAAAAAGCCTATAGACGAGGTAACTTACTTAGAAAAAAGAGTAAGATACGATGATACTATATCAATATTAGATATAGATCTAAAAACAATCATACCTGCACCAGCTAAAAACAGTAGTCTAACTACAGTAAAAGAGCTGAGTGAAATATCCAGACTTGCAAAGATCAGAACTAATAAAGAAATTGATTTAATAAGGTCTGTTGACAGAGACCCGCTTGAGCTTTACTTAGTATTACTAAAGAAAAACGGCCTAGTTTTTCCACAGGCTTTGTTTAATGATTATTATAATATTGTAGAGCAGTATATGTACGCTCTAAAGTTTTACTATAATAGAGCTAGACCAGAACAATTAGCTCCTTATTTTAATTTAGACATAGATGTTTTGTATACTGAAACTCATCACACTCCATCATATCCTAGTGGTCATATGATGTATTCCGAGTTAGTTGCTCATGTTCTTTCAGATAAATATCCAGAGTTTAAAGATAAGTTTTTTGAGTTGTCTAATTACTGTGGATATGCTAGAATATTACAGGGCGTTCACTACGCTAGTGACAACAAAGCTTCAAAGATTGTTGTTGAAAAGTTATATAATCTGATAAAAGGAATCTCAGATGACAAAGAAGATAAAAAGTTATCCATTAACTGATGCTCCAAGACCTAAAGAGCCTGTTAAAAGACCTTTGCCCCCCAATCCCAATAAAGTTGATTGATTAGTAGTTGCGTTTAGCCGGATGTGTCGTACTATAAATACTACGCTTATTCCGTATCGTTGCTATACTTTGAAATAATTTAAGGAGAAAATATTGAACTGGTTTCCGTTGCATAATTTTACACATTATAGTTTGTTAAAAGGCTTCTCAAAGCCTCATGAGTTAGCAAAAATTTGTTCTGATAATAACTATCCAGCGTGTGGAATTTCAGATTACAAGACTATTTCTGGATGCGTTTCCTTCTATCAAGCTTGTAAAAAGGTTGGCATAAAGCCAATTCTTGGCTGTACATTCGACAATTCTACTGTATATGCCAAGAATAAAAAGGGGTGGAATGATCTTATCGAAATGGTTTCTTGTCTTGATGAAAATAGCGATCTATCAAATAAGATAGCTAAGGATATTATATCTAGAGACAATCTTATATTGTTAAATAAACCATCTTCAGTCTCTTACTACGTTCAATCAAAACATGCTGAACTTCACAGGATTCTCATGTGTTCAGAGCTTAAGACCACTCTTCCCAAGGTGCAAAAAAAACTTCGTAAAAATGAGCTGCCTAAAGAAATCTCTTCTTTTTTTACAAAAAGTGACAAGTGCATACGGTCAGATGTCATGACAAAAGAATTAGAGAGTATTTATGAACAATGCGAAGAATATAATATACTCAACGCACCAATGTTACCTAAGTTTTCATGTCCAAACGACATGTCAGAAGAAGAATATCTTAAAGTATTAGCAAGAGAAGGTTGGAGAAAATTACTCATTAACACGGGGAAAGTAAACCAAGAAGAATCAAAGAATAAATACTTAGACAGATTCAATTCAGAGTTACAAGTAATTAAAGATGCTAATTTATTTGGATATTTTCTTATAGTGCAGGATATTATAAGGCACATAGAAAAAGACATGGGTTGTTTAGCTGGTCCGGGCAGAGGATCAGCAGCTGGATGCTTAATATCATACTTGATTGGCGTTACTAAGATTGACCCTGTAGAACATGATTTACTTTTTGAACGTTTCTATAACGCTGGTAGAAATACAGGCGGTCATGTATCCTTGCCAGATATCGACATGGATGTTCCGGGTAAAAAGAGAGATGATGTTATTGATTATCTAAAAAATAAATACGGTAAAGATCATGTTAGTCAGATGATTACATTTGGCAGACTTCAAGGACGTAGCGCAATTAAAGAAGTGCTTCGTATAAATGATGCTTGTTCTTTTAGTGAAATGAACGCTATAACAAAAAGTGTACCTAACGAGGCAGAAATCTCTGACCAGCTCGCAGAAATGGATGAAGAGGACAGATCTATAATCAGATGGTCTTTAATAAATCGTCCTGATGAACTTAGAGATTTTTGCCACATAACAGATAGCGGAAAGCTAGAAGGTGATTACGCAGAGTATTTTGAACAAGCTATTAATATGGAAGGAACGTTTAAGACTCAAGGTAAACACGCTGCTGGGGTTGTTATATCTAAAGAACCACTGCACACAGTTTGTCCAATGGTAAAACAGAAAGGCTCTACAGAAAAAATTGCAGGACTAGAAATGACAGACCTAGAAGCACTGGGTCATGTAAAATTTGACGTTCTAGGAATTAATCTACTAGATAAATTAATGAAAATTAAGGAATTAACTAATGATAGAGGTTGAAGTTACAGATTATATGAGAGTTAAAGCTAGAAGTATGGCAAGAGAACTGGGCAAGCTTAAAAACTCTATAACAAAAGGCGATGGCAACATTGCTGGTTTTATAGGAGAATTGATAGCCTTGGATCATCTTGGTGGAGTTCAAGCCAACACTTATGATTTTGATATTGTAAGTGATGGCAAAACATACGATGTGAAAACCAAAAGATGTACAAGTCCTCCTAAGCCATATTACGACTGTTCAGTAGCTGCATTCAACACAAAGCAAAGATGTGATATTTATTTTTTTGTAAGAGTACAGTTTCAGGGCGACAGACCTGTGAAAGCGTGGGTATTGGGACAAAAAGATAAGGCTGAATATTTTAAGCAAGCTACCAAACTTAAAAAAGGAGAGATAGACCCAAGTAATAATTTTACAGTTAAAGCAGACTGCTATAACTTAAGCATAAACAAACTGGAAAGAGTAGAGGAAAAACATGGCTAATAGAGACTATATCGTATTTGACTTTGAAACTGGAAGTAGAAATCCAACCCGAACACAGCCCACACAGCTTGCAGCAGTAGCGCTGGATGGTAGAAATCTTGCCGTTAAAGGCACGTTTAATAGTGAGATTAAAGCTATCTTAGACGATGACAAGGCTATCGCTGAAGGTTTAGACCCAATCGAGGATGGTGCTTTAAAAGTTACTGGGAAAACACGATCAGGTATCGGCAAAGCTCCAGCCCTTAAATCAGTATGGAGTAAATTCATTAAGTTTGTGGACCAATACAATTGGAAAGGCGAACCATTCTTTGCACCAATTCCAGTAGGATATAACATCATTGGTTTCGATATGATTATAATTAATAGACTGTGTGAACAGTTTGGTCAGTGGGATAAAACTAGACAGCAACAAAAACTATTTAGCAAGGTGTACAAAGTTGACCTTATGGATAATATGTTTATGTGGACAGAGGGTGATCCAAGCGTAAGGTCTATAAGCATGGATACTCTAAGAGAGCGTATGGGTCTGTCAACTGAGAATGCTCACGACGCACTACAAGACGTTAAAGACACTTCTAATATATTCATAAAACTGCTGAAGACTCACAGAGCAGTCTACCAAAACATTGAACTAGACAAGGCATTTGCAAATGGAAACCTATACGTCAAATGAATATGACGATAAGCAGACTTGGCAATTATTTGAAGAGGGGAAAACTAAGGGTGTATTTCAGCTAGAAAGCAATCTTGGTAAGTCTTGGTCTAAAAAACTTGCGCCCCACAATATAGAAGAACTGTCTGCACTTATTGCTATTATCAGACCGGGATGCTTAAAGGCTTTCGTGGATGGTAAATCCATGAGTCAGCATTTTATTGATAGAAAGCATGGAAGAGAAGAGGTAACATATTTACATGAATGCCTAGAGGAAATCTTACTACCAACGTATGGGGTTCTTGTGTATCAAGAGCAATCTATGCGTATTGCACAGAAGGTTGCGGGATTTAATCTACAGCAAGCAGATGAACTCCGTAAAGCAATTGGTAAGAAAAAAGCAAACCTGATGGCGAAAGTTAAGAAAAAATTCATATCTGGATCTAAGAAAGTTGGGCTAGTGGATAAAGATACATCTGAAGAAATATTTGGATGGATTGAAAAGTCTTCTAGGTATGCTTTTAATAAATCACACAGTATATCATACGCTGTATGTTCTTACTGGAGCGCTTATCAGAAAGCTCACAATCCAGAAGAATTTTTCCTAGCTTATTTGTATTATGCAAATGAAAAGCAAGATCCACACCAAGAGATATATGAGTTGATATCTGAAGCGAAACTATTCGACATTCAAGCTAGAACTCCCAGCGTTGCTAACTATCAAGATAAATTCAACGCTAAGAAAAAGAAAATATATTTTGGAATTAAAGATATTAAATCTCTTACAGGTAAAACAGGAGAAAAAGTTGTAACTGGTATAAGCGAAGCGGAGGAAGAATTAAATAAGAAGATAAATAAATTCAATTGGTTAGAAATATTATTATTTTTCTCGCCAAGAGTAAACTCTACTGCCTTCAAAGCTTTATCATCTATAGGATTCTTTAGAGATTTTAATGGCAAAATCAGCAGAAACAAAGCGCTGTACGACTACGAAATATACCGTACATTAACCAAAGCTGAACAGACATGGATTAAAACTAATTATAAAGATAAGCGGTGGGATAGCTTTGTAGATTGTTTAAAAGATTTATCTCCAACAAAAAAGGAAGGTGGAGGAACAAGCAAGCAGGAAAGAAAACAAATTGTAGAAAATGAAATACAACTTCTTAACAATCCACCTTACAGCCTAGAAGATGACATAACATGGATTATTGAACAAGAAACTAGGCTATTGGGATGCCCCGTAACATCCAACAAAATAGATACAGCAGATACTTCAGCTGCTAATACTACATGTAAAGATATTGTTAATGGTAAAAAGGGAAAGAATCTATGCGTCGTGGCAAATGTACAAAGACTATCTGACTACAAAATAACTAAAGGAGATTCTAAAGGGCAAACAATGTCATTTTTAACAATAGAAGATGACTCATGTATTTTAGATAGTGTAATAATATTCCCAACTATAAAGAATAAGTATAAGTATATATTATACGAAGGCAATAATCTTGTTTTTTGTGGTAATGTGCAAAAGAATGATTCTTCATTTATCGTAGAAAAAATTCACGAATTATGATTGTTTTTTCGTGTTGTCCAAGCTAATATATAAAGATAGGAGATAGAATGAACAACTGTTGTTTTACTGGATATTTAGTAGAAAATCCACACACTACCCACGTTGGAAGTGTTCTGCTTGCAGAATTTACCATTGTGGTATATACTTATAGGAGAACGAAGAGTACTGGAGAGAAGAGTAGAATCCCCACATACTTACACTGTGAGGCTTGGCATACCGGGGCAGAAACGATTGAAAAATTTGCTAAAAAAGGTACTAAAATAACTATACAAGCTTCAGCCAAGCATCTCTCTAAAGATAATGACACACTTATATTTAGAGTAAATGAATTTGATATTTGTCAAGATAACGATTTTGAGGATTGGTCTACATGAGAAAAAAACGTATATTGTTTTGCACAGAAGCCACATTTCTTAATACAGGATATGCTACGTATTCCAGAGAAATATTAAATTATTTATACGAAACAGGAAAATATGAGATAGCTGAACTATCGTCTTACGGTAGCAAGGATGATCACAGATCTCTAGATATTAAGTGGGAATACTTTCCAGCATCTTTACCAAAAAATGCTAGCAGAGCAGAGCATGATGCATTTTCTCAAAAACATACTAATCAATTTGGTGAATACAAATTTCCTGAAGCTTGCTTAAGATTCAAACCTGATATCGTCTGCGACATTAGAGATTTCTGGATGATAGAATTTGTAGAACGTTCTACTTACAGGCCATTTTTCAAATGGTGCATTATGCCAACTGTAGATGCTGCGCCACAAGCGACGAGCTGGATGGAAACTTTTAAATCAGCTGATGCTTGTTTAAGCTATTCGGATTGGTCTGGAAAAGTACTTAATGAGCAAAGTAATAATTCTATTAATTACATTGGTTCTGCTCCACCATCTGCTCATGAAGCATATACGATTATCAAAGATAAAAATGAGTGCAGAGCAGCTATGAATATACCTACAAATGCCAAAGTTATAGGCACAGTAATGAGAAATCAGCGTAGGAAATTATATCCAGATTTATTTGCAACATTTAGAAAAGTTTTAGATGTTGTAGAAAATCCTTACTCATATTATCTTTATTGTCATACTAGCTTTCCAGATATGGGATGGGATATTCCAGAGCTATTGCAAGAACACGGTTTAGCCTCCCATGTTTTATTCACTTATCTATGTACTAAAACTAATAAACCTTTTGCTTCTTTCTTTTGTGGGCCTAGAGCCATATCGCCATACACTCAAGACTTAGATGGCATTATGGTCAGCGTTCAGAATGGTCTTTCTTATACAGACCTATCTACAATTATGCAATCTTTTGATTTGTATGTACAATATGCTAACTCAGAAGGGTTTGGCTTACCTCAAGTAGAAGCTGCTGCCAGCAGCATACCTGTAGCTTCTATTAATTACTCAGCTATGGAAAGTGTTATTAAAAAATTAGAGGGTATACCATTACCACCAAAAGCTTTATATAAAGAGATGGAAACAGGGTGTATGAGAGCTGTTCCAGATAATGATTACTCAGCAAAAGAAATTGTGGAATTCTTCAAGCTTCCTGAAGAGTTAAGAAAAAAAATAGGTCACACTATGAAGCAGAATTTTCTTAAGCATTTTCAGTGGGACAAAAGTGGAGCCGTGTGGGAAAAATGTTTTGACTCTTTTGAAATTGTTCCAGAAGAAAAAACTTGGCTGTCTCCACCTAGAATACTTTCTCCTAAACCAATGCCTTCTGAGAAACAATTCGACACTATAGAGCAAGGTGTAAATTATTTATTCAGCGATGTATTGTGCAAACCAGAACTTATTGGTTCTCAAATGCATCAACGAATGATTAGAGATATAATGTATGGATTTACCACGTCAGCAACAGCTGGAATGTATCAAAACGATAGTTCTGCCATTCAAGACGGCAACTTAAAGAAAACAACATTTAATTTTGAAACAGCTTATAGAAACTGCCATATGATGAGGTTGCAAGAAAATCACTATGAACAACAAAGGAAGGAGGCGTTTGGTCTATAATGAAAGTACTTTACACAGCGCATTATAAAGAAGATAGTGGGTGGTCAAACGCAGCGGTAAATAACATCTTAGCACTAGACGTTGCTGGGGTAGATGTAGTATGCAGAAATGTACAGCTAACAAATAAGAAATCCCAAATACCAAAGAAGATCACAGAGCTAGAACAAAAAGATTTAAAAGGAGTAACACATTGCATACAAAACGTATTGCCTCACCATTTCTGCGGAACCACAAACGTTAAAAAGAATGTAGCATATTATTATGGAGAATCTATATTTAATCAAAAGAATTTATGGCATTTAAATTTAGATTTAGCAGATGAGGTATGGGTAACAAACAACGAGCTAAAAGATCATACTCAAAAATTGTTGAACACAAAAGTTAAAAACGTACCACAGGCGGTTCAAACTGAAAAGTACAAGAAGAAATACAAAGAAGTTGACTTTGGCACAAGCGATGTTGACTTTAAATTTTATTTTATTGGGGATATAAATGATAGAAAAAATCTCAAATCTATAATCAAGTGTTATTATAGAACTTTTAATGCTGGCAGCAATACCATGTTGTTTATCAAAGTTAAAAAATTCTCTATGTCTTCTCAAGCTTTGGATGCTCACTGTCGCCAGATATGTTCAGATATACAGAAAGAAATGAGAATTTATAGTAATGGGATGCAATACGCTTCTGTAAAGTTTATAACAGCAAACACTGATGAAGATTTTATATATTCATTACATCAGTACTGTGATTGCTTTATAGGAGCAAGTCATGGAGAAGCTTGGTCTTTGCCAGCTTTTGACGCAATGTGTTTTGGAAGCACTCCTATATGTAGCGATGAGGGTGGACCAAAAGAGTTTATAGATAAAAACAATAAGAACACAGGAACGCTTATCGAAGGACAATATGGAATATGTAATGAGCAAAATGGAGCATTTCCACATATATTTACAGGATCAGAGTTGTGGTTTGATCCTAGCGAAGAGCATTTATGTAATGCTATGAAATATTACTATGACAACAAAAGCATTAAAGATATTAACAATTGTCATAATTTTGGCAATAGCTTTAGCTTGAAAGAAGTAGGAAAGAAAATGAAGGAATTACTATATGAGTAAAATTTTTCAAGAATTAGCATCGGATGATAGACTTAATGTTCTTGTGTCCAACATAAGTGAACCACTTATTAAAGCTATGAGTGGTGTAGACATGACATTTTTTGTTGCGAATAAAAACCAAGAGAGTAATAAAGAAGTCTATAAGGATACAGGTAATATATTATTATTTCCAAATGGTGATATATTTCCACATATATTATACAATATGGTAGTTGGATTTGCAGATGACCCAAGTATGATTGAGATACTAGAAAATGTAGCGAATGTATTAAATATACCTTTTGTTTTATTTATTGATAAGACAGCAAGCTCATATGGCTCAGTAAGGCTAGTTAATCTAGTCAAAAGGTGTGGTAGCGATTTAAACGTCTTCACATCTAATGTTATACGTCATAGCTGGAATATCAAAGATAAAGAATATATTGTAGCAAATTATTATGATTCTGACCAACTTGCAAAAACACTGACAACAGTAGAACAGGAATGTAAAAAATGAAATTAAACATTACAGATAATGAAAAAAAATTTATTAGCGGTTGTGTAAATTTAGATATCAACAATTATGATGACAAATTTTTTGATGAAGTACCTCAATCATCTTGCGAACTATTGATTATTTCTGAGTGTTTAGGAAATCTCTCTTACGGAGAAAGCGTATCAACAATCGAAGAATCTATGAAAAGGGTAGCCAAAGGTGGTAGAATATCTTTGTCGCTCCTAGACTTTGAATCTGTTGCTATTTCTCTGCTAAATGGTAGTATGAATTCAGAATCAATAAGCAGCATTGTTAAGTCTCATAAGTCTGTTTTAAGTGTATACGAACTAAAACAAACTCTGGTTAATAATAGAATCAATATCACTGAATTTGAAAGAAAAAACAATTTGTTACTCATTAACGGAATGAAAGTATGAGCAAAAGAAAAGTTGGTAGGAAAACAACAAAACCTACTAAGACTAGAAAACCCTCTAAAAAATATGATGAATTTATAACATTTGTATTACTTCATGGACAGAGTATACAAAGGTTTAAGAAAAGTGAACCTGCATGTTTTGCCAAAATAGGACGACAATACTTGATAGACAAACAGATTTTAGCTATAGACAGAAAGTTTAACAACTACGAAATTATTGTATCTTTAGGTAACTGCTCCGACATCCTTCATGAACATATTATTAAAAATCATAGTAATAAACAAATAAGAATTATAGAGAATAAAAATTATGAAACAACGAACTCGTGTGAAACAGCAAGATTATGTTTGAATAACACGACAAATGATAAACTGTGCATCATGGATGGGAATTTGTTTTTTGAGAGCAAGATATTTGATGGTTGTGATTTTTCCAATTCCTTTGCCATGCTTAATGACAAAGAAGAAGAAAGCCTTGAAATAAGAGCGAACACAAACAATAAAGAGATCAAGTTCTTCTGCTACGGAGCTAACAAGCCGTGGTGCGAAATTGTTTTCATGAATGGTAAGAATATTATATATGATCTTCATAACATTTTGAAGTCTAAAAATTTTAGAAAAAAGTTTTTATTTGAAGCTATGAATGAGATAGTTAGAATTCACAATGTGTCTGGTAAAATTAATAAGAAACACATAGCCAAAATCAAAAACATAAGAACATACAATAAGATCAGGAGTCAATATGAAATTCGTAATTGATAACTATAGTGATAACAATAACACACAAGCTTTATATTTACATCAACACATTGAAGAGAATAAGGATCACGAAGTGTACATGAATACTTTTGATTATCCTGTATATGAAGTCATGAGCCAATTTAATCCTAATGTTTACATAACCTCTTGCAATACAATTTCTAAAGATTTATTTTTATTTATGAAAGAGCATCAAAGAAGTACGGGTGTAAAATTAATAATCAATACAGACGACTGCAAGGTGGCTCATATTCAACAAGTTTATTCTAAACTTAAGGAAAATAAAATTGAATTTAAGTTATTTGGAAATATGAATAACAAGCACATACCATCAAGCATAATGAGTAAGTCGTTCAGAATTTTAAATTGTACGGATGTGAATATAACTAAGAATCAAGATCCTAGATTAGATTGGCACACAAAGATAGATAGCTTAATATTTATTGATAGCAAAGATCAGCTAGAAAAAATAAACATCAAAGATAAAACATATCATATCGCTTGTCCTTCGTCTAATATTACAAATGATATTAGTTTTGATATAGTAGGGATGTGTAAGAATATAATTCACAATTATGATAAGGTTATATTTTGTAATTTAGATAGTGGTTTTAGCCAACAGTTTTTTGAGTCTTTATACAGAGCTAATAAGACTTATTTTTATTCTGAAGATCCTGAAAAAATCAACGAAAGTTTAGGGAAAATATTAAAATGTGATGCAAACTTAAACGTGAATGATAACAGAAGGCAAGAAGACTTCACTAATATAAAACAAATAGTAGCAGCTAAACATACCTCTGCTAACAGGACGGTCTCATTACTATCTCAATTACCTCAAAAAATATAATATGTCAAAAACAGATACTGAAATTTTAGACGAAGATAAAATACAAGTGCATTTACATTTGTGGTATGAGGAAGAATCTATATACTTGATAGATAAAATACACAAGGTGTGGAAAAATCGAAGAGTGAATATATCATTTAACACAGACGGCAAAGCAAACGATAAATTATTAGAGTATTGCAGAAGCAAGTTTTCAGATGTCAGAACAGTATATGTGGAGAACAAAGGTAGCGATCAAGTTGGATTTTTTAAATCAATCCAAAAAAACCTTGAAGATGATAAAGAGTTTATCTTCTATGCTCATGATAAGAGTACAAATAAACGAGAATGGATAGATCAAAACATAGATCCTATAATAGATAACTGTGGAGTAGTCAATAGCTATTTAAAAGAGGATGTTGGCGTGATATCTTCAGCTAATCCCAAGAGACTTGAACCGCTCCTTAGCGAAGAGAAGCTTATAGCAATTGACAAAGAAACAGCAATGTCTGAAAAAAAAGGCGTAGTATTAGCAAGGCAAACATTAATATGGCTTAGAGAGTTGCAGTATATACTGTACGAAGTGCATGGGTATATTGATAAGAAAAGACTTAACTTCAAATTTACTGCTGGCAACATGTTTATAATTAATAAAGAAGTGCTGGAAATGGCTCAGTCTGTTGTGCATCCTAGTTTTTTTCCATCAGGGTATAGAGAAGACGGTGATATGCCACACGCTTTGGAGAGATTTTATTACTACGTTTCTTTGTGCATGAAAAAACAAAACATATTTATTTAGGAGATATGATGAAGAAAAATATAGGAATTTGCGATATTCCAAATAAAGATATTTACGCTGCAATACATGCAATTATAAACGAAACTAGAGAGAGAAATGCTCACGATGTATGCATATTCACAAAAGGTTACACTAAATTTACTAATGCATGTGCTAGCTTTGCATACCCAGAAATGTCTTTGTTTTCTGGACTGTTACTGTCTTTTGTCGTCGAAGACATGCAGACCATTCTTAATAAGAAACAAGACATTAAACTTGCTTTTGTATACTTAGGTCAGCATTTTAATATTCCATTGTTAATGGCCCTATTGAAGAATAAAGATATAGTTATATTAACTGGTAACGAAACGCACTGTGAAGAAATTCAAAGACTATCAGGAGTACAATCAGAAAATATACAAAAATTTATAGAAACTTTTTTGGAAGATTAATTATGAAGAACACTAAAACATCAACCAGTAGTATTGTAGATATGTACGTAAACAAAAAAATGAGTACATATGAAATAGCCAAAGAGCTGAATACTTATCCTAATAAAATACGTAGAGTATTAATTAAGCAAAATATTGTACTTAACGACAAAAGTACAGCTCAAAAAAATGCTATAAAAAAAGGTGTATCGACAATACCAACCAAGGGAAGAAAGAGAAGCAAGGAAGAAAAGCTAAAAATTAGTAACTCTCTAAAAAAATATTGGGATAATATTTCACAGGAAGAATATGACAAGAGAGTTGACTTTGCTCGCAGAAAATGGAGTGAAATGTCTGAAGAGGAAAAGGATGTAATGAAAACAAAAGCAATACAAGCCATAAGAAAAGCTGGGAAGGAAGGTTCTAAGCTGGAAAAATTTTTGGCTGGAGAAATATCCAGAGAAGGATTTAGAGTGCATATACATAAAAAGAATCTTATACCAAATGCAAACTTAGAAATAGATATGTATTTTCCTGAGATTAAATGTATAATTGAAGTTGATGGACCATCCCATTTCTTACCAATATGGGGAGATGAAAAGCTAAAAAAACAAATAAAAGCAGATTCTAACAAAACGGGGTTGATTTTAAGTAAGGGTTTTGCTATAATAAGAGTGAGGCATACTACAGATACCTTGTCGTTGGGAACTAAGGAAGCATTGAAAAATAAGCTTATTGATCAGCTGAAAGCTATCAGTCAAAAATTCCCAAGTCAGTCTAAACGTTATATAGAAATTGAAGCATAAAGGAGAAAGAATGTTATCTGAAGATATGGAAAATAACCTATTTGAAGGAGTTGAAGAATTGCAAACACCATCTAACACAGAAACTTCTGTTAAAAATGTCGTTCTTGAAGATGCACCATCTATGCTATCTCCAGAGTGGCACGATTACGCTATGACCTTGTTTCAAGAAGACGAGCTTATGAATGGTCATCCTTTAGTAACTGGTCTCAGGAGAGTATCTGAGATCGTTTTGGGACCAATGGCCTTTAGTGGACCAACTTGGGTCAAGCCAACTGAAAGAGATGATCATCATGGTAGAGCAACTGTAATCTTTACAATAGAATTTGCTAGTGGGTTAAGATGTTCCGAAGTAGCAGACTCTTGGGAAGGTAATACTGACGACATGTTCTGTGCGTTCGCTGTAGCTATCGCCAGCACTAGAGCTGAAGCGAGGGCGTTACGAAAAGTTTTAAAGATTAAAGGCGTTGCAGCAGAAGAGCTTACCAAGAAAGATACAGCCAAGATTGTTCGTGATATTTCCAAGCAAAACAATAGTAGTACTGGAGAGTATGAAGACACAGGTAGAATGAGTGATGCACAATCTAACTTTATCGACATAAAATGCAAGCAATTAAATGTAAATGGTGGTAAACTGCTAAATGACGTTTTCAATGTCAGTAGTAGCAAGAAAATTTCTAAAAAGGTCGCTAGCGATATCATTGATCGTCTCAATGAATATCAAAGAGACAAGGGTTCGATACCAAGTGAAATCGCTGGGTACAACGAAGAGTGGAGATCATAATGAAGTTAAATTATACAACAGCAAATGGTAGGATTACAGCAGAGTTTGATGCAGATACGCAGCGAGAACTCTTTACTCAAATATCTAGATTTCAAGAGGTCTTTGAGGAAGCTAAGTGTGGAAAGTGTGGATCTGAAAATGTCAAGTTCGTAGTTAGGACAGTAGATGAAAATGAATATTTTGAACTACGATGTGTTGACTGTGGTGCTAAACTTGCATTTGGTTCCATGAAGAAGGGTGGAGGACTATTTCCAAAGCGTAAAGATGGAGACACATGGCTTCCTGATAACGGATGGACCAAGTGGAATCCAAAAACTAAAACAGCTGAGTAATATTGGCTTGGTGGGGCGAGGGGGAGAGGTGTAAAAACCTTTCCCCCTTTTTAATTTTCAATTACTTTTACCCTAAATGGTAGTGCTGGGAACTACCTTTACATAGGCAAGTCGTTGAGAGTTTTTATAAGTAATCTACAGTAAAGTACAATCCATATTCTCTCTTCTGACCAATTTCGATAGGCGAAGAACTTAGAGAAATATACCAATCATGTCTCATAAATTCTCCAGCTCCACCTTTATCGTAATCATTTACGGAAACTCCGGGAACAGTTGATAAGTAATTAAAATAATCTGTGCCAGCACCTGTGTCTGACACTGTGGTGTTGAAACCGCTAGGTCCGGGAGAATTTGTAAGAGACATTGCTGGAGGATTTCCTCCGACACCCGGATCGAATGTTGTCCAATGGTTTTCAGACTTGCCTCTGTGTGAAAGGTTTGTTTTATCTTGACCAGCTAGAGGATGTCTAGCTTCATATACGTAGGTTTTAACGTCTACAGCATAATTAGTAATGGCTGACCTATCAAAAATAATAATCTTAGGCTGAGAAGCAATTACTGGTGTTTCATGTTCAAATCTAATATTAAGAGTTGTAAGGTAATTGGGGAGTCTACTTAAGTTAATTGGATCAGCTCCGTTAATCTTAATTTTACCCTCTACAGTTGTTTCAGCTGGAGCTGGATTGCTAAATAAGGCATTATTATTAAGCTGATTCCCCGGTTGACTACCATCTTCAGTAGTAACCCAAGTAGTCTGCTGAACGTCTGTCAGAGCAACAGGCACTCCAAATTGAGAGCCAAAGAAGCCAATACCACTTCCAGTGGTGTGATCTATAAGGTCTTGGGTTTCGTCAGTAACGTTACCGTAAAATGTGATTGTTGCCATTATTTTTCTCCATTGGTGGGTGTCAACACTATTATATACACGAAAAACTAGCTAAAAGTTGCTTTAATATAGTTATGCATTTGTATGCCAGTTGTGATATCTGGATTGTTATGTAGGGCTATTCCTATGTCATTATGGCAGTACGTAAAAATCTCGTATTCTCCGGGGAATGGGCTATTTTGATTATCATCTATTGCTACCTGTGTCGATCTAACACCTACAACACGCTTCTGTCCAGCCTCACTGGGTTTACTAACCCTTACCATGCCGCTCTGGTCTTTAGGTCCATAGTCCCACATGGGCCTTTCCCAGCAGTAGGCTCTAGAGAACGATACAGTCGCTGATCCTCCTCCGTTTGGGTTAGTTACCAACATTTCTACAGGCGTATCAAAAGCTTGTGGATCAAACCCTTCTCCTCTGCAAGTATAATTATACTCTTCGTCTTCCTCTTCGCTTCTATCTGGTATAATTAAAGGACAGTTTTCAGATTCTGTATTGCCAGTAGCACATTCTTCCTTAAAGTCTGAACTATTAGCAATTACAAAACTCGTAATTCCACCGTTTGCATCTATTGCTGTAACTTTAATAGCTACTCCTTGGGATAATAAACACCTTTGATCTACTTCAAACCCATCGCCACTATCAACAACAGCTAGTGTTCCACCAACTCCAATAACTTTTTTGTCATACTTATATCCGTACTTAGTTACAAGTTGACCTCTTCTATCAAATTTGCTTATCCATAACTTTTTGGATTTTAATTCTATATCAGGGCTTACTACTCCTACCGCAATCTCATCTGATGATAATGCATATCCCGGAGTGTAAATTATCTTTCTAGAGTTTTCAACTATCGCATAGTTTGTTTTTGTTGGAACAGTATAATCAACTCTAGTTTCCAAAGCTTTAGTTTTTACTGTAATTTTTTCAAATTTTGCTTCTCCAGAATTCCAACTATCAACTTCTGTTTCTACTTCTGCGCCAATGGAACCATGCGGTGCAGGGTTGAAATGAAGAGGTTGTGCGTATTGAGACAACCATAGCGTATCTTCTCTAGGCCAACCGTCGTATACTTGTACATGCAAAGCGGCTGTTCCAAAACTTTCAATCCTGTCCATAGAAGACCCCCATACAACAGTGGTTCCCTGTATGGTCTTTCCTCTAGTATCATTTACCCAACTTCCAATAAATGGCAGTATGGTAAGATTAATGCTACCACCACCACCACCCCCATAAAAAACACCTTGAGTGCCAAACACTTGCTCAGTATCCACATTTAAAGTCCAGTTTCCATTTCTAAAAACTAAACGTCTACCACACGTTGTGCCTACAGCATTCGCGCCAAGATACTGAGGATTGAGATTATCATCTCCGAACATATCATAGCAACCTTGAGGTCTATGGAATTGGCTAGGCTCTTTTTGCACAAAAGCGTCATACTTTGGACCAGCATATGTTTGGCTAGTAGTATAAAGATGTTCGCCAGCATCACTTTTAGAAGCTACATTGCCAAATGACGCATTGCCAAAAAGGTTTGTGCCCGGAGCCATGCCATGAAATTGGGCTGCGCCGTCATAAAAATTTCTACACTGTTTTTCTGTACCACTAAAGTTACCAGCATCTATAATTCTAGTTGTAGAGTCAAGATGAGCATAAAGTTCTGCTGAACAAAGAGAAAACTGTATAGTATTAGCATCATTTGGTTTAGCATTCCAACCACTCGCGTATATGTAACGATTAGGTGAGGATCTCAAGTTTGATATTTCTGCTGGAGTACCACCGTTTATTTTTAAAATTAAATCCTGATGGTCTTCAATTGGAGAACCATCATACTCTCCCGAAGAGTTTTTAAATGGCCCAAGGGTGGCTACTTCTGCTGGAATTTGAAATTCACTTCTATCCTTAAACTTTTTACCAGCATACCCCCCATTAAACACTGGTCCCCAAAACATATTAATCTGTTGAACATCTAAGTCATCAATTATTACTGATGTCGAATCTTGAGTAGGAGCAGCAACATTAATTCTTTCACTATAAGCATTGTCTGGCAAAGTTCCAGTTGTGGTATTTGGTCTACCTAGACTGCTTTTAGTTTGATTAAGAGCGTTATCTTGAAAGTAATCAATAGAGAGTAATCTAGTTTCATTAGTATTGTAAAACTTATCATAAACAAAATCAATAACTTCATCGCCAGCCTGTACAAAATCTCCATTCGTTAGTCTAAAATAATCGTCAGAACTAGCTAAGAATTTAGAAAACAACCACGGACCTTTAAAAGCAGGAGGTCGTTCTTGTATAACGCCTTCTCCGCTAATTTTAATTAACAAATTTTCTCCATCAATCTGCATGACTAGAGCTATTTCACCTTTAGAAAATAGTTGAGTAGTCCTATTTACAACTCTAACTTTTTCAACTTTAGTCTTACTGTCATACTTTACTATATTGGGACCAAAAGATCGAGGATTATTATCTTGTACAGTCATAGGCATAGCTGATCCGGTTTTAAAATCTGACACAGAAGCTGATGCTGAACCTCCATAAAAGTAATCAGAATCATAGTCCAGACCATCGGGAGATACGGCTGGATCTAATATCTCAGCAGCGTCTATATCATCTAAAAGCATACACAAAAAACTAGAACTAGATTCCCACATTCCTTCTGTATGATTGTATATCATTTTTAAAGGAGCCGATACCATAGAAGCGAAGTCTGATTCTGTTATATTTACCTTACCAACATATACTCCAGTGTCCTCTTTTAAAGATTGTTTAAAAGCGTACTTAGCCCCACTGCGCCTTCTGGGGTGGGCCGTAAACATGGTATCTGATTTGAAGGCTGGAACGCGATTAGTTGATTCTTGGTGTTTTTTATGAAAATAAAGCTTCACACTTTTAGAATAACCATTATCATCCAACAGGTCTTTTCCGGTTGTCCAATTTCTATTAGCAATCAAACATCCTTCAGGGCTATTTTGAATTTGTGCAATTTTCTTTTCTTTGTTAGATAAATTAGCTGTTTCTATCCTTTCTTTATAAGGCGTATCATTAACATAGTCTAACAACTCAATCAACTCATTAAGTGTGTAAGTTTTAATAGTATAGCCACCAGAAGCGTCATACAACTTGTGTTGAAAAGAAACTGCTCCATACTCTGTAGTCAAAAAATTAAATATATCAAAACCAGCATAATCATGTAGTGGTCCGGGCAAGTTTGAGTTTGATTCTTTTATTATTTCTTTAAAATCTTCTCTACTCATAACAGCCAATCCATAGCGTTGTAATCCCGCTATGTAAAAATAGTGTCCAGCTGGCAATGAACTTATAGCATTTCCTTTGTGCATTATTAACTCCTGTTAGTCATAATATGATACGTCTTCATCATTATCTAGGTCGTCTAAATAAATCATTCTATCAATAGGTTGTTTTATATTAGGCAAAACATAGTGCCAAGTAAACGAAGCGGGATGGAACATTTCATCATTAGAAGTCGCTATACTATTAAAATAATTCTTATGATATTGAAATCTACTTTGAGCCATTATAGCGCTCATCTCTGAAGCGTCTTGTGAGCTTTGCATGGCGCTATTTTTGATCATCAGCCCACTTCCAACAAAATCACCTTCTGGTGGTTTTTCTGGATCATACGACGTATTATTTATTATTGCTTTAGTAGGCTGAAAATCATATGTGGAAATATTATTATTCTTAGTCTCTCCTCGTTCCAAAGGAGTGCTATGATCTCTTCCGTATGATCTATTTCTTTGCACTGTATCAATATAAGATTCTAATCTTTTTTGACCCTCAGCAAAATTAAAATTACTTTTAGAGTTAATAATATTTTTTCTTATCAGTTTGTTCCTTTGGTCTGTAAGTTCTCTTCCCATGCTAGCGACTTTTTTTAATTGATCTGATCTTTGTTTTTGCATCTTACCAAAAGAGGGAGTATACGAATCCATAGTTACAGTAGTCTTTACTCCTTGCGTACTAAAGTCTACATTAATACTAGTTATAGCGGGACCATTATTTAGTAAGCCAGCGACAGTCAAGCCGCTAGGCCAGCCTACCATGTTAAATGACGCTCTCTCGTTAGATAAATCACTTGCAACAGTTCTTGAGGATAAAAGGCTTCCAGCTTCATTCATTCCATTGTAGCCATTATAATTCCAAGGAGTTAACGATTCGTCTGAAATGTATTCAAGCCTACCGTTATCTGTTGAGGATGTCATCCAAGGACCGTAAGTTCTACGGTTACTCGTCAAAGGAAGAGCTACTACCATAGGAAAAACTGGCCCCGGTGATGCCATATTAATTCTTCTATTGATTGAAAAAGTTAAACCTTCAACGGCTTTTTCATACGCTGTACCATCACTACCTTGAATGTCATAATCTTCTACTTTGAAACCAGCTGGTAATGTGGGAATGGTTGACATTCCGGGCATACCTATAACAACGTCTTCTCTAAGATAATGAGTTAAATTTGCTAAGTTTACTTTATTTGCCATTCCTTCTTTGTAGAGACCCTCCTCTGTGTATGCAACTCTGGGCAAGGTTATTAATACATATACATCTGCCCCCTCTGTGTAATAATCAAATCCTGAATTATTTTTAGCTCTGATAAGATCAATTGTCAACAATGTGGCGTTACCACTACTGCCTTTAGATGGATGATAAATCGCTGGTCTAATATATTTTGCTTCAGTAGAATTTCCCGTCTCAGGATTAATCATTTTTACATTATCTTCGTCTAGTTTTTCAACTTTAAAAACGCTTTGCCCATAAACGGGGAATGTTCTTCTTATTGTGGGCGGGCCAAAATAGTATTCAGCGTCCATCTCTGCCTTTGCAAACAAAGTTGTCGGTGGAGTAGGTGCGCCGTTTGGAGTACCCGGAGGTGGAGTTGTATATGAAAATAATTCATCCGGGAAAGGTTTGTGCATTAAAAAACTGCTTGGATCTAAACCATCGACATCCATTTCTTTATAGGCAGGTGGATATCTTACATATGCAGGGGTTCGACCATTGCTAGAAAAGAAATTTGTCAGAAGAGGTGGACTGAGATTTAGTTCTTTTACAGCCCCATTATTACCCCAAGGTATAGCTGGATCTCTTCCTCCTTCTGGCTCTGGATTATAACTAAATTCATAACTTCCAGCATTAGCATTGTAACCTATCTCTAATGCTCCTTTGTCTCTAGGATTTTTTGGAAGTGGTGTTGCTAACATAAGATCTTTTTTCGCTAAATTCCAAACCTTCCCACCGCCAGAAATGTATTGAGTATCAACACTTCCATCAGCTAACCTTTTAATAAAACCAAAAGGATTACCTAAGCCATAACCCGTATTGGGTTTTTGTGGAATTTTTACTAAAAATTTCTTACCTAGACACTGATCAGTTACGTTCTTTAAAAAAGCGTACAGAGTCTTTGCATTTTCCAAACCATCCTTGGCAAAAAATCCCATAGCTGCTGTCTCAAATGCATCTGCTTGATTTCTACTTGAGTTAGGCTGTTTTTCATTTGCGTTATTTGGTCCCGGACTAAAAGTACCCTTATTCTTTTTAATCGGATTTTTCTGTGGACCATTGCCACCACCTGCTTTTCTAGCATTGTTAGGATTTAACCCTGTTGCGCCACCTCCAGCCGTTATTCCAATGGCAGTAGCTCTTCCAAAGTAAAGCGGATATCCATAAGGTGGACTGCACATTCCGGGGTTAAGTCTCCAAGCTGCCATATCATCTGGATGAGGGGGCCAACAACATCTAGGAACAGTACATTCAACAGATCCTCCATTCCAATCTCTATCATCGTTAGGTCCATCAATAATCTGTCCAGCGTTAACTTTTTCCATGAAAAGTACATTATAATTTTGAAGAAATTCTACCCATTTGTCAAAGGATATATCAACAGCTCTCAGTTCTAATTCAGTAGCAATATAGTAGTTGCCAACCCCAGCAGCCTTGCAAGCAGAAGAATCTAACAATATTTGAGTCCACGGTCCAACGCCTCTGGGTATAGTAACTATCTTGCTGCCAAGAAGACCATAGTATGGAATAACTTGCTTTTTATACATCTTCTCCAACCTATGCATACCATGTCGAGTGTATGGATAATTATCATGAGCTGCATCAAAGTAATACATATTTGTTTCTTTTCCACCTGTAACAAATTTGTCCGTCACTTCAGTTGCTAACTCTTGACCTATATCTTTACTTTCTAAATCGAATGGTAAATTTTCTATGTAAGACGCGCTTACCTCACCACTACTAGAGTTCCTGTTTATAGTTGATATTTTAATTACGCCAGATATTTTTATATCCGGGTTGGTCTCAGCGTTTGGTCTAGTTACTGATCCATCATCTCTAACATATTGTTCTACAAAATTGTTATAATATGATGCAAGTACTGTACCAGTGCGCGGACATAAAGGAACTAATGAAACAGCTAGCTCGTGATTAGTAGCATCGCAAAATTCTTGGCACAGCTCTAATAAACTTATAGAATCATATCCTACCATATAGTACGGTCCCGGTATTGGAAGATCAGACAAGTCCACGAGATAGTAATGACCTCTAAACTTTATGTATCCACCGTATTGAGAATAGTTAACATCGCCAACCGTAACTGGAAAATCATGCATCCCCATTAATGCATTAAATGATTGTATTATTCTAAAAGCTGGTATGCCTAATTCTGTTCTTAAAGACATACCTTCTCCAGTAACAATTCTTCCTTGAACATAAGCATTCTCGTTGTGAGTCTTGGGAATATTAAGGTCAGGAAATTTTATTGCGCCAACTGTCCATGATGTTTTAAGATTAGCTTTAGTATTAAAAGCCTGTCTATGGTCAGCATTAACATGTTCTAAAAAGCCAAATATATTTAAAAGATTATTATTACTATATGTAGTTCCAGCATGATGATTTAACAACAGCTTAACATTAGATAAAATCTCTCTAGGATCAACAACCGTTACGTTATAACTACGCCCACTGTTAGCGTCTTGGTTATAATCCCACGACTGAAAAAGTCCACCGAACGCAAAATGACTATGTTTATAATAGTCAGGATCAACCGAAGAATCGTAAGTAGGTTTATTAACTTTATACAAATCGTCTATAGTGCTAAAAAAACTTTGTTCAGTTGATGCATTTTGATGTCGGGCATATCTTTGTATCTTTCCAAAAGCAAAGTATACTGGTTCTCCAACATTAACTAGGTTAGGATTCCAAACATCGTTATTTGCAGGATCTATTGCAAGCCTTACACTTAACTGTGAAACGCTATCACCAAAACCACCGTTACATTGAAATGAAACTATTGAAGCTCCAAGAAACGTTTGTTGCTCAAGTGGTGGAGGGGTTGTAGTAACTTCAAAAGATCTAATGAGTGGAGCAGGAGTAGTTGTCGTGGGGGGATCAACTTCTAGGGGAGTAGGCTTTAGAATACCCTGTTCGTCTACCTCAATGTCAAACCCACAACTGTTAGGACCAGATTGTCCCATTAGTTTGTTCTTGAGTTCTTCTTTATTTTCTTTAGCCATTATGTTCTCCTATAGTTTATTCGTAAACCCAAGTCTTGGATCTTATGAATCTTCTCTCAGCACTATCCCACTGGGTAGAAGCAGCTGCCTCAAAAATAATATTACCATTTGGCCTATATTGACTTTCTATATTCTGAGTTCCCGGACCAGACGCATTACCAAACCCCGGCAAGTACTTTACTTCTATTTGAAACTCTCTACTTTTTTCTGTTTTTCCATAAGTGTCTTGCAAAATTGGACCTGTCATCCTACCAATAACAGGAACTGTTGCAAAAATTCTTCTTTGAGGATTATTAGTGATGCTTATATTTTCAAAAGAAACATTTGGAACTTCAAAAGTTGTAGTATTATCTTTAGAATAATTTAATGTAAAGTCTACAGAACTACTACCATAATTTCTAGTAACACTTGTTGAAGCAGGATCATTAGGGTCTATTTGAGACAATTCGGTAAAAAATGATTTTAACTTTCCTCCCGCTGCGTCTTTTATAGTAGTAAAAGCGTCAACAGCGTGTGAAATATACTGACTCTTAGCTGTTTGAAAGCCTACTTTTATTCCAATTATATTACCTGTAACGCTACCTGTCGGGTTATCTTCTTGCTTGTCATCTTCAAGGTTATAACTAACAGTACCTACAACTTTTTTACTATAACCAGAGGTAGGGATTAGCATAAACGAAGAAGCGTATGTTACCGTACCATCAGTAGGATTTGTAGTGGTACTAAAATTAATGTTAGCCGCTTGGTATTCTGTTGTAGCACTTCCACCACCACCATCCTTCAAGTCTAATATGTTGAATCCTGTCTGCAAATAAATTGATGTTGTGCCTGCAAATTTTCTCTTAGCTCTAATAAATGCATTAGCATCTAATACATCTAAAGCATTTACTGTTATACTTTCTGTTCCAGACAACATAGAAGTAGTTATTACTTCAGTCTCTCCTGTATTAAAATAACCCATACTAGTATCTTCACTAACATTAAAATCATATGTATACTCAATATGATCGTTATCCATCTTGTCAGTGTGATAGGATTCAAAAACTAATGTGTACTCACCAACTTGAGCGTTATTGCCTTCTGGAAAGTCAATAGATATAACGTTACAATTTTCAAAAGAAGTTAGTAACACACCGGCTGCATCATTAATTTCTACAGTAACAAATTTCTGTAAAACAGCCTTACGGAGAGCTTCGTGTTGTTGAAAAATCCATTTAGTTGTCTCGGGGCCGGGAGGTATTGATGGTTGCCCATTGATGATTGGTGGTATGAAAAAACCAGTAAATGTTATAGTATCTTTTCTGGCAATTTCATCATGCTTTGTTCCTTGATCGTAATCATCAACATTACTCCTGTCAAAAATAACTTGTGAACTAACACCCACAGTCGGAGCAGGGTTTGGGAAAGTATAATTAGTAGCCCCATCGACCACAGAGTCTCCAAACCTCTTTTTTGAAGCCAATCCCGGTTTATAAATATAAATCTTATTAGAAGAATTATTAACTTGGTTGCTCATATAAAACCTTTATGTCTAAGTCTCTAGTGTAGTTGTACTTTCCGTCATAAGCCTTTACAGTTATATTGTACTCTTGTAGTGGATCTTCGACACTACCGCCAGTGTCTGTTTCTGGAACTAATACAGCGTCAGTCATTAAATATCTGCCCTTCATCGTGAATAAATCCTCATGCTGCCCCCCAGAGATACTATATATAGGATGTGGTATATGTTCTAAACCCAAAGGTCCATCATGGTCAAGAGCTAAGAAATCAGGATCTGTTAGTTCTACTTCTGCAACAACAATGCCAGCTGGCATATAAGGAAATACGGTTTTATTAGAAACCATAACAACTTTATCACCCACCACATGTGTCATGGGTTCGTCTACGCCCGCTTCTTCGTTATACTGTTTTACAAGTATTCTGAGAACAGTATAATAAGTAAATTTCTTTTGATCTCTTAATCTTGTAACCTTGCATTTTATACGAATTAAATATACATTTCTTTTTTCATAATCTATATCTTCAACATCTCCAGCCCAACTTATAGCTCCATCAGTACTGACATTGAAAAGATCATAATGATAAGCTCCATACCCCGGCTCCACAGCTGGATTTACATTGAAAAACTGTTTAGAAATTGATGGTTGATTACCACCCCCCGCTGGTTGCCACATGTCAACTATGTCAACTTTAGCGCCTTGTAAATTGCCAGTTTTTTCTTCTATCGTTATATAATCAACTGGCATACCATTTGCACAACAATCATCCGCTATTGTTGGAAAAATGTAAGAATTAGTAAACGCCCACTCCATGCTAGCTTGTACTTTATTTGGAGAACTTTCCCAGCTATCTTCTAACGCTAGATCAAAAGCCACATCTCCTTGAGGCGTTTCGTCTACTATTAAACCTTGTAGAGACTGCCATTCAGTATATATGTTTTTACCCTTGACAAAAGTAGCTTCTATACTCAACGTTTTTCTACCAGCAGCATCGCTAGATAAACTTTGTAGTAGAGGTCCATTAAGTTTACCAAGTATGGGCGTAGTTGAAATAGCCGCATGGGGTCTATCATGACTAATGGTTATTCTTTCATAAACCGTATTAGTCAATTTGTATTTGTCTGATACTTCATACTCATAATTAAAATTTATAACATCGCTATGCTCACTGAAAGCCAATGAATGAGACACATCAGAACCACGCTTATTAGAGCTATAGTTACTTAGGGGAGAAGTGGCATCTCTTACTTCTTCGTTTTCGGTGAGAGATGCTGTATTTTTTACTATATTAAATAAGCTTTCTTGAAAAGTATTAAACACAGCAGGAATAGATAAGTTACTTGCCAAAGATTTTAATTGACCTTGGACATCAAGTGTAACTCCATCAGCACTTCTAGAAACCTCAGTTTGTAATCCAACAACATAATTTTGTTCTACGTTAGTAGGCACTAAAACCATATCATAATTTAAAGTTACACTTCCAGATGTTGGGTCTATTTTTAGATCTTTACTCTTAACATTGCGAGCTTTGAAAGTTCTAGTATCTCCAGCAAGCATCACTATATCATTATTTTGTGGAGCTATTAGCCTAAGAGCGTGTGCCGCTTTATGAGCGTCTAGAGAAGTTCCTGTCAAGCTAACCTTTGCGACGTAATGGCTGGAAGAAACAAGGTTGCCAGCTTGTACATATCCCATGCCCTCTTCATCAGATACATCAATGTTAGTAGTGTAAGTTTCTAAATCATCCGTAGCTAACTCTGTAGACTCAAAAGTCATAGTATAATCAGCACTATTATAATATCTACCAGCCGCAAAGTCTATAGATATTAATCTGCAATTAGCAAACTCACATAATGTTTCGTCTTTAACTATTTTTATGTGCCAATACTTGTTATCTCTCAGGTCTTTTCGTATTTGATTCTGTATATTAAATATTTTAGTAGCAGAGGTAGGTCCAGCAGCTGGTAGTCCTAAAACTTTACCAGTAAATGTAAGAGTGTGTTTAGAAGAAGCTTGAGATCTAAAAGAGCGATCTACTAAAAAAGTAGTATTGGTCTCAACTAAAGGCAAAGCGTCAGGAAAATCGAAGTGAGTTGTGGTCTCTCCTGTTTCTGAATCATAAGTATTATATTTTATCTTTCCTTTTGGGAAACCAAACTTCTTATCCTCTAATATGTCTTTAGGCTGACAAAGCAAAGTCTCGTCATTCTTGTTGTATAAAAGATCGCTTGTTCCTTCGTAAGCAACGCTTTTAATATCAACATCACCACTACGCGGTTTATGCTCATCACCAAATACCCTCATTTTTAAAATCCTCCTCTACTGACTAAAAAGCTAATATTTGTAGCCTTAAAGATCGTGTCCTGTATATCCTTTGCGCTTTCTGTATCTTCGTAAAAATCAGACCCGAATGTTCCTTGACCAAATAGTGCGCCGCTAGTCTGTAGATGCAACTCTCCAGAGTTCCTAATAGCGTTGTAGGTGTACAGATCTACATTATTATACACATTACCTTGATCGGGAGCTTGGCTAAATAAATTCATAACACCTGATAACGGAGGGTTATCTCCCTGCGTAACAATTGGCAGTATAGCATCAGTCATTACTCCAAATGCGTACCTGCCTTCTATCTTATCTATATACGGCCTGTGTACAACATACCCCTTATCTATAGCGTCTTGCCCAGAAGCTTCGATAAATATTTCACCATTAATAGTAGATAATACCCTTCCTTCATATATCACCTTTTTATCATAAGCCGTGCCGTTAGAAAAATTAAATTTGGTATAATTCTTTTCACTTTCATATTCTCCATAAATTCTTCCAGATATATAAGTGTCGGGGTGAGAAAATGCTGGTCTTAATTTTCTTAGCATACCATCAAATGCCCAAGCTGCTCCAGCGTCTTGCAACCTAGAACCATCAGTCATAGGATACGAATGGCTTTCAGCTCCAGCTGCTAATATATAATCTGCATCATTTCTTCTAGACCTGTACAATCCAAGAGACTCACCAAAGTATGTATTTTCTCCAGAGCCTTGAACTCTGGAATTGTAACCTTGAGGAATCAACTTATGAATTTGCGTCCAAGATTGAATTTTTTGTCCCCAATCACTGATCTTATTTTCGTAAGTAAATACAGCTCCATTATTAATGACTACTGATCCACTGCCGGGGAATAAAGTTCTATTATCAGCGATAGCTAAATCATGAGAGGTTACTTGGGTAATATCAAACTGCTCATTAAATTCTTTTCTCATAAACTCTGCGGAAGTTTTCTCAAAGTGAGTTTCAAAATTATGAGCAGGAGCAGAAATTGCTAATATATCTCCTTCCAAAGCAATATTATAACCAAACATATCTGAAACATGAGCGTTATTAGATAAAAATTCGTCAGTATAATTATGATCTCCAAATATACCAGAGGCTTCCACGGCAGTAAGACTTGGATAGCCTACGCTAATTTCTTCTGGTCTAAATTTGCCAGTAACCTCCCAAGGTATACCAGTTGTTATTTCTCTAGAGTAGTTAGTAGTGCCTTTTCCTTCTCCAACAACTCCTGTTCTTTCAACAACATAAACAGATCCTGCTCCACCATTAAAACCTAGCTCAGTACCGTAAATCCCCGTGGTAGACTTCTCAACGACATCTTGCCAAGTTACAATTTCATCTTCTTGAGTATATGTGGCAAACGGAGATCCAACATATAATTTATCTTTATGTAAATAAACCTTGTATCCAAACAAGTCTCCGGGATACCCAGAATTAAAAACTTTAAAGTCTAAGTGATCAATACCAGTTTCTCTCATTAGTTGTGGTATTCTTTCCGAAATACCAGCATCCTCATAAGTAATTCCATTGTACGTGTCAAGAAGTTTAGTAGTCGAGCTGTATTTTTCTTCTACCTTAACAAACTCATCATGATACCACTTTTGTTCATAGGCTTTTTTAGCTGCTACTCCAGCTTCTGGAGGTTTCATATTACTAAACCTCTCCCCCGGAGTTACTCTTGGTGCGTCTGGAAGCTTCCTGAACTTACCCGGATCGTCAGCCTTCATCAAATCAAGCATTCCATCAAAAGGAGGCCTTACAAAGTTCTTTGGTGGTACGGGCAAAATTTGTTTTTTACCTTCATCGTCAGAATAATCAGTTAATGGCAGTTCATTACTTTCGTATTTACCAAAGCGATAATTTAAACCTGAGTTTTCTGGGTATGCATTAATTAGACGGCTAGGAGATGATCTTTCGGGTGAAATAATCTTAAAAGTAGACTCGTATGTCCGACCACTATTCCAAAAATCATCACCCCCTCGACCAGACTCCATCATCTCCATTTCTAGATCATTAAAAATTTGAGGATATAAGCTTTGAAGAAAATAAGCGACATCCTGATTAACTCTTTCTTGATCTTCTGTTAATATTGTTTTACCTTGTATCAAACTAGGATCACTAATTACAGTCACTCTAGATTTATTATGCCCATTAAAGTATCCAGCTTGATGGTAAATTTCTTGAGCTACAACAACGGGACCATCAGCAATTGCTGGAGACTGTATACCCGAACCATAACCAGCAGGATGCTGTTCAGCACAAACATCACTATTTGCTTCTAAACAATATTTATCACTGTGAGTGCTAATTTGTCTAATAACATCTATCTCGTAGGAATATGCGTCAACTGCCGGTCTAGTTGTGACGAAATTTTCCCAAATAGGTATATTAACAACATTAGTTTCAGTCGCCATAGGAATTCTAACACCAGAAATAGACAACAAACGATGAGTGAATTTTTCTGTAGGATTATCTTGTTTCCGATAGGTGGTATCATTAAAAATAAATATTTCTAATTCGTCGGTATCGCCAAGTTGTAAGTCAAGCTCAAAAGGTCTAGAGCCGTTATTTTGAAACTTTGTACCGTTTTCTACTAACGTCTGGCGAACAGTTCCATCTTCTGATGTATCTGAGATTTTTAGATTTACTCCGTTTGCAAAAGGTGTTTTACTTGCGTTTGAAACCGCAAACAATAAGGGTGCTTCTTCATTTGCACTCTCCGAAACTATATCAAAGAATAATCTAAACATATTATTGTCGTCAGTTTCTGGAACATCTTCTCTAGGTTCTGGTATTTTAAATGAGACTTTGGTAATTCCAGTGTGGAATGCAGGAACTCCTTGAGAAATTGTTTTTAGATCTTGCACTGGAGGTTCAAAATATGCTACAGGAATTGCGCCATTTACATCAATCGGAATGAATTGATGATAATAACCAACACCTTTACCATCTCTACCGAACGGTGGAAGATTAATTGTAAAATCAATAGTTTCATCACCATCAGCAGAAATCATTCTAGAATCAGCATCAAAACCTCTAGTTACAAAATGGTTTTCATTTAATACTATACCATATCCTTGAAATCTTTTAATATCTTCTCTTTCAGCAATTTTATTTTTACCGGGGAGAAACATTGGCTTCATACCAAGGCCAAGTCTTTTACAAATATCTTCAGCCACATTAGCTGCTAATATCATATATTCATCTAAGTTAGAGGGACTATTATCTCTATCAATATTTGGTTCTTGCCCATAAGTAATAATGACTTTTTTATTACCAGAAGACAGAAAAGTTTTGATATTATCTATATCGTCTTGAGATGGGTACTGGTCTGTATTTGCTATCCAAGCTACATCGTAACCTTTAGAGACATCGTTTAAGTCTTTAACTTTTACATTTTTATCAAAGTTAATGCCTAGAGAAGTCATTTGCATCTCAATGTCTGAATCTACATATGCATCTTGAAAAGAAACCCTATTAGTAAATCCTCCAAGGAGTGCAACCCTTGATGATCCGAGAGAATCTTTAGCTAAAATATTAAAATAAAGATTTAAGTTTTTATCACCATCTGACGAAAGTAAAATTTCTCTGTTTTCAGTTAAAGTGCCAGCAATTAAAAATACGGAAGAAAGATCAGCCGTCTTCAATGAAGGTGTTATAAATTTAGCTTCCGCTATGTAACATGCATGTGAAGTATAATTATATTCTCTTTCAACTAATTCAATAGGAAGTGATGCTTGCGCTTGAAGAATAGCGTCTTTACCATTATACTCTTCTGGATCATAGAATAAGCTTGTAGAATTAATATTATTTATATTCATTTCTAATGATGTATAATTGTTCTCTTCAGCAGACCATAAAAAGTCTATGCCAGAATAAGGAATATCTCCGAAACTTTTTCTGATACTACTTTTTGTGTCTGTCCCAACCTGTCTCCTCTCGTCGAATTCCTCTTCAGGAACTGCTGGTACAAAAATTGTTTGTTTGACTGACTCATAAGCTGCCATTATCGGAATTGGCTCACTATTGTCTCTTTTGTTGGCAGATAACACTGGTGGACAAACTTCATCGCATACGGTACATTTCCAATCATTACAAGTTGTATGAGAGCCGTACATAAACGCAAGATTATGTTCATAATCATTGAATGATACTTGACCTTTACAATTTCTGTAGACGCACTGATCTATATATTTAGCTCTTAAATCTCCCTCGTGAATAATAGGTAGTTCGCATTTGTCGTTTAATTCTCTGTAAGTTAACTTTCTACCACCCTCATTA